TCCTCATCCGTCAGCCCCACCCACGGCTTGCTTGCTGGTGCTTTGCAGTCAGGACATTCGATCTCTGGTGGTTTTCCAAAGCGTTCTTCCCACCATTCGCGTTGGCCCCTGTCGCCGTCATAGATCAGCTTGACTTCGCATTTACAACAAAGAATGTAGTCACCGAGTGCCATTGTTCTTCTCCAATCCAGCATGATGATTTGCTTTTGCCAACAAGTAGGCTTGGTGCGCTAGTTCTGGCGTGTCGTAATAACCAAGATGCACATTCTTTCCATTGGTTTTGATCTGAGCCTGCCAACGCTTTGCCCATTTGCTCATGGACACCCCAACATATCCGCTTGAGTTACTTGCTTTCTTGCCGATGTTTTGCATATTCAGCGATCTGTCTGCAAGGCGCAGATTCTCAATTCTGTTGTCTGCGCGGTTGCGGTTGATGTGGTCAAGCTCACTGCTCGGCCATTCACCATGCACATAAAGCCAAGCCAAACGGTGTGCCCGGTGTAGCTTGCCTCCAGCTTGAATTCGCACATAGCCGCGCTCCACGCTTCCAGCCACATCCCAAGGCTGCATCCCGCGCTTGGGTTCATGCCTCCACCGGAAAACGCCGGTTGGCGGGTCATAGTGCAATAGAGTCTTAAGTTCTTGCTGGTTCATTTGTTCGGCTCCTGCTGCTGTGCTGGCTGTGGGGATGTGTAGAGTGGCGTTTCAAGTGGCAACTCCTCGTACAATCTAACAACAGAACCGCACCACGTTTCACCGACATATACAGCCACCGGCTCCGGCTCCTGCTGCTGTGCTGGCTGGTTCCACCACAACACCATGCCGCCAGTTGTGATCGCGCCTCGACGGACGGTGCCATCTTCCTCGGTGCGCTGAAAGCAAACCCCATTGACCCACCAGCCGGCGGACAGCAAATCGCGCAGCTTGCGCCCTGGCAACCCTGTGAATGTCTGTGTAATAGGTTCCCCGGCCTGCTGCTGTTCTGGCTGCTCGGCCAGTGCTTCGCGGATAGCGTCAACCGCATACTCATCAATATCACCCCAAAGATCCGGAAAACCTTTTCGCCAGCCATCCAACGCCTCCAGCGCCAGCTTCAGCGCCTCGATCTGTTTGCCTGTTGTCATAGTCTCTCCGTAAATCCGTTGATGTAGTCGTGCTTGAGCATTTCGATTGAGCCGATTACCTCGTACACGTTCGAGTGCTCCCCAAGGATGCAGGACATCCGAAGCCCGTCTGACAGAAACCCTGCCGCCCAGAGAGACTGCAGCCGACCAGACTCCGCATCAGCAAGGATGTCCTTGAGTGCAGCAATGAGTGCGCGGTTTGGTTCGCTGGTGGGGACTGCGCCTCCCCGAAGTGCTGTTACGTTCGTCATGTGGTTCTCCTTGCTTGCTTTCTTTCTATGCGCCACCAGAAGTAGGGCATGACCCTGTCGTCTATGTCCCACGGATCGACGCCGGTAAGCTGCCTCTGGTGTTTCCGGAATCGCCGCAACCCCTTGAGCAGAATCTGTCGAACCCGCTCTGTTGTCCTGCCGCCGAGCTCATCGCCAGCCTCCTTGAGTGTTGCGCCTTCGAGCACACACATTCGCACCACCAGCTCCTCCTGCTCCGTGAGTGGCGTGATCTCGACCAGCCGGCGAGCAAGGTCGCGCCTGTCTTCCTCGTCTGGATCTGTTGCCAGCATCCAAGAAAAGCCGGCGGGCTCGCACTCTTCCGGCTCGCTGTTGCGGGTCAGCCATATTTGGTGGACCTCGTGCGGCAAAGACTTCACGTTCAGCTTGCCGTAGTAGGGCAGCGAGCGGCCCCTCACGCTTCATCCTCCTCGTCGTCCTGCGCCTCTTGTATGAGCTGCATCTTCACCAGATCAAGACAGCCCAGCGCAGTCGGAAGCATCATGGTCTCGTCGTACTTGTGAACCACCGCAAGCAGTTCATTCACAAGACCCTGCGTAATGCGGCCTTGGTAGTTCATGACTTCCCCTTCCGGCTCGCGGCCTCGAAACTCTTGAGGAGCTGCTCGGCCAGCTTGACCAAGTCCTGCCCGCCACCAAACTCCAACAGATTAAGATCTGTCTCGAACGCATGGACCTCTCCGTGTATCGAGACCAGACCATGCAGTCGCACAAGGTGCGGCGCGGCCACCAGCTTGCTCTGCTCTTCCACCACCACAGATTGCAGCGGTTCAAACTGTCGCAGGAATTTCTCCACTTCATTTGCTGTCAGCATTGCTTTCTCCTTCGGTTGATACTGGGATGTCACGCATTCCTCGCCACCGCTGGGGCGGCAGCACAGGGAAGGCGTCGTCTGTCTTGCGGAACCACTGGCCGGTGTGAGTCTGGAAGAACAGCATCCCTCGATCTGTCTCATACCAGCCGTCGCGCACCGGCCTGCACTCCGTGAACCAAGGCGTCAGGTACTTGTGCTCCCACAATTCTCGGGCGGTTTCGAATTCCTCCTTGGTGTCAGTCATCATGAAGGCGACCTCGCCCTTGCCCCACTCGCCAGTCCTCTTGTTGCGTGGGGTGTAGACCTGCTTGCAGATCTTGTGCTGGACGTTTTGGTACTGGCGCAGGCCGTGGGTGTCTGCGCTGTATCCGAACGTGTACTGCATGGGCAGCATCTGAAATTCTTCGAACGTCAGTCCCATGTCGGACCCTTCACTTGAACCACAGCCACATCCCATGCAGGATGCCGACAGGGAAGAAGATGGCACCAGCCAGCAGGAACCCCCACAGACCCTCGCTGAAGCAGGTGAAGATGTGGTTGAACCATGCGATGACGCAGAGGATGAAGATAGTTGGTGCGAACAGATTCATTTCGATTTCCTTTTCGTGAGTTGCGATGTGAGTTCTTTGCGAGGCACGACCCAAAGCTCGCGCCCATCCCCGCAGTCCATGAGGAACGCACCACGGATGCGGCCAGCCTTGAGGAGCTGGTGCATCCGCTGACGTGTGACCCCCAACATACCAGCGGCGACTGTTGCTGTGACGTGTCCCCGCTCAATGCGGATGTCGATCATCAGTCCTCCTTGAGGATGTCTTTGAACAGAGACTTGGCCGCTTTCTGTTCGGCCTCTTCGAGACGCTCGGCCCAGTTCATGAGTTGCCTCGCGTCCTCCATCTCATCCTTGATACCGGCGTGCCTTGCCGCCTTGGCGATGATCTTCGCGTTGATGGTGGAGTTGGCGTGACCCATAGCGTCAGCCGCCTCACGAGGCAGGATGCCGGACTTCACCGCAATCTCGGCCAGCACCAGAATGAGGTCGGTCTGTTTGCGGCAGAGCAGCGCCACCTCCACAGCGTCGGCGTAGGTCTGGCCGTGCGCCGCCTTGATCGTGTTCATGATCTCGATGGCGGACCCGAAGGCTTCCTCGATCTTGTCCTTCGGCTTGCCTGCCTCGGCTTGCTCACGGTGCAGGTCGAGCGTGATCTGCACTCGGTCGACCGCAGTCCTGTTGGTGCCGCCGATGTGCCACTCGGTGATCTGTTCGGTCGGCGTGCCCTCTTCGCCGCAGTAGTTCTTGCCGTCCTTCCAGTTGTAGATCGTGGCGAGGGTGCCGTCCTCAAACTTGATGCGCCACTCGGCGTCCACCTTGTAGCCGTCGCCCTCCTGCGGCTTGCCGAACAGACTGGTCAGCTCCTTGTACGTGGCCTTGGTCTCGCCTTGCAGCCATGTGCATTGAAATTCCAAGTCGGCGTCGTTGTGGGTGATGAAGTTCATGGTGAGTCCTTGAGTTGCGGAAAAAGAAAGGGCCGCATCAGCGGCCCGGGTGGTGGTCTGTTGGGTTGGTGTCATGCTGCCTCCGTGTCCAGCGGCAACCATGCAAGCTCGCCGTTGATGCTGGCTGGCATGACGAAGCGAACCTTGCGGGTGACCTCGTCCAGCGTGGTGTGAGGCGAAACAGATTCGCCCTCATCGTTGCAGCCCAGCACCAGACCCTTGCCAGCGAGCGGCTGGGGGTAGTCGGCATGGAGGAAGAACGCCTGTTCCTTGTCGCAGATCAGGCCTTCGTCATCAACGAAGATGCCATCGCCCTGCCTGTTGATCCGGGCACAGTCGAAGGTCTCGCAGTCGATCAGATCGTAGATCTGTTGGTAGTTGCCCGAGTACTCGACGTCGGTGATGGTGCGGGTGAAGGGGTCGATCAGGATGGCTTTCATTTCATTCTCCGGTGAACAGTGCGAACAGTTGAGGTGCATACATCATGGCGAACAGGACGCCACAGAAAGCCATGAACATGGCGGTGTCCTTGAGGATCAGTCGCCACTCTTGGGTGCGCCAGTCGGGGATGCGCTGGCCGGACCGAAGCAGCGCAGACTGCAGGCGCTCGGCTTCGGGTGTCATGTGATTCTGTTGCGGCGGGTCGTAGAACAGGCCGATCTTGACCTTGCCGGTGTCGTATGGTGTTGGCCTGTTCATTTGGTCTCCTGCTTAGGTTTGCGTGGGATGTTGACTGCCTCGCGCACCCTGTCGATGGCCCGGGCAATGCCAGCGTCGTAGCCTCCGTGCTGATCCAACAGATCGAGGACAGCGCCGAAGGCGGCGGTCATGAGTGGCGAGGGCTTGTCTTGCTTGCCCTTGACCATCGTCTCGATCACCTTGGTCAGTCCGTCGATGGTGTCGAGTCGCAGGTCTTTCATATCGGTCATGCTTGCTCCTTTGCGGGTGTGGTGTTCGTCTGTTTGCTTGCCATCTCGGAGGCAATCGCTTCGGCAATCTCGCCCTTGAGTCGCTTCCATTCTTCGACGGTCATGGTCTTGCCGGTGACAAGGTCGCGGATCAGCATGGTGCTGCGGCGTTGGGTCTGTTGCATGGTCTGTTCCTTTCCGTGAGTTGCGTTCAAAGCTCGGGCCAACCCGACACGATGCGGGTCACCAGTTCGTGGAATGTGATGCGGGTGAGATTGCCGAAGCCATCGTCCACCCACAGCGAGGGGCGTGTCCCTCGTGTGGTGTGCATGGTCATGTCACCACCATGAGTCGTAGAAGACAGCCTTGCCTTCGGCAATCGCGGCCCTTGCGTCTTTGATGAACTTGGTCAACGACTCCAAGTCGTACTCGTGCAGCTTGTCGTCGCCAAAGAAGAACCCTTTCGTCGGGGACAGTCGCTTTTCCTGCATGTCTGACTCAAGGTTGTAAAGGTCGTCTGTTGTGAGTCGCACCGTGGCGCAGTTGAATGCCTCGTCGGTCCCACCCTTCTCGCGGTAGAGCGCCTCCATCCAGCCATGCAGGTGATTGAAATTGCGCCAGTAGGCAATCTCGGTCTGTTCGCAAGTGGCATTGCCGTCTTTGTCGTGGCGGACGAAGTCCACCTGTGTGTCGCCTGCAGCCTCGGCAGACACGGTGAACGCATACATATCGAGTCCCATGTCTGTTCCTTTCAGTGCTCGGTGATGTCGCAGACACCGACACGGGTGCCGGTCGGTGCGTTCATGATTCGGACGTCGCCAGCCTTGACTTCGTCACTGTCGAGAATCTGTTGGGCCAGTTCGTGCAGCAGTCGAGCGGCTTCGACCTGTCGAAATTCGGGGGAAATGTGGTCGAGACCACAGATAACGGTGAGTCGCATGATTGTTCCTTTCATGTAGCGACAAGGCGGTATTGCCTCTGGCAATGCACTCTGTTGAATGCACTCCCAGAGGGGCAGGGTTTCCCCTGCCACCCGTTCACGCTGCCTCCAGTTCCGGGGTCTCGATCTTCGCCATGACTTCGTCAATCCAAGCCTCGGCGGACTCTTTGCTGTTGACCTTGCCCTGAATGAAGGCGTTGGACAGACCCAGCATTGCGGCGTATTGGCCGATCATTGCGGCCTTTGGCCGACCCAGCGAAGAGCAGTACCGCTTGCCTGCCAGATCGCAGGCCGTGATGATCCCGGCGAAGCCGCGAGTCCTGAACCACCCCGGCATGGCAGTCAGCGCTGCCAGTTGCGACAGATCGAGCGGCGAATCTGTTGCCTTGATTTCGACAAACTGGCAGTTGCTGACCGTGTTGTCTTCGCTGCACTGTTCGGTGTTGACCGAGCCATAGATGCCCACTCCGTAACCTGCAGCGGTGAGTGCATCGGCCAGCTTGAGTGCAGCGGCACCACGCCAGTACAGTTCCGATGCCGTGACCCCGGCGCTATCACTCAGATTGCAAATCAGAGTGACGGTCCGGAAACCACCGGCCCGGGACTGACGTCGAGTCCGAGTCCAAGCCCGGGACAGATCGCCACGGTAGACCGCTTGCATGTCCAGTTCGTCGCCCTGATCGGATCGGACACGGCGGCGGCGAATGCTGACCGGGTTGATTTCGCGAGTTGCAAGCTGTTCCAGCTTGCGGACACCCTCGGGCCAGCCCTTGGTCAACCGTTGGTTGAGTTCGTCAACAGACGCCCCGAGCCAATCATCATTCCGCTGATCGCGGAACCGGTCGCCTGTTGCGGACTTCTCGGCCCACTCTTTGTTGGCCGGCAGCTTAAGAGTCGCGGCGATGCGCTCCGGCTCGGTGACGCTATCCCAGAGGATAGCGACACGGTGCTTGCCGCCCTCGGATTCGATGACGTGGTGCATGTCAGACCTCCACCTTGGTTTTCTCGTCGGCTTTCCAGCCGGTGAAGTAGGTCGCCTTGATCTGTTCAAGGGACCGGCCAGCCTTGACCAACTTCGTTGCGTCAAGAAGGAACCGTGTCGACAGGACACGGGACAGACGGGCTTCGCTGATCCGTTTACGGATCGACCAGCCCCATGCCAAGACCTCGGGGTCAACGGCAGACCGTTCGAATTTCGTGTCGTAGTCCAGAAGGACTGTCCCGGCACGGAACCGGTCCAGCGTCGACTCATCGAGTCGTTCACGACCGGCGTACACCATGTTGGAACCGGTGCCGAAAGTGTTGGCAGCGGCGATACAGACGAAGTCTGGGTGACGTTCGACCTTGGTCTTGTTCTTCCTCTGAGGGAGGAAGAACGAGCCGTTGGCCAGCGCTTGGTTGATGAACAACAGAGTGTTCGGGTCAGCGGCGTCGACTTCGTCGAACAGGAAGACCCCGCCCTGTTCGTACATGGTGACGAAGTCACTGGGGACGTATTCGAAAGCCCCACCGTCACCGGGCAGCATCCAGCCCTGAAGGGCTGACTCCGACATTCCTGCAGTGCAGGAGATTGCGGCGAAGGGACGACCGAGCGCCTCGGCCACTTGGTGAGCCAAGTGGGTTTTGCCGCAACCGGCAGGACCGACCAACAGAATGTTGAGGCCGCACTGGGCTGACACCAGAATGTCCTGAAACTCAGGACGAACGTGACCAGATGGTTTCCATTCGGAACCATCAGGGCGGGTCACTTCGATCTTGACGACCGGGGACCGCTCCAGAGCCTTGTTGACTTCGTCAACGACGATCTGTCGGACCGAGTTGGCATCAACCTTGATGCCAAGCATGTCCCGCAGGGCACCGAGAACAGCGGCAGGGTCACCAGAGGTGACGGCAGGGGCAGGAGTCGCCGGGGTTGCAGGAACCGGGGCCGGAACAGCCTGAAGGGCTGAGTGGATCTGTTCGCTGTCGTACTGCTGAAGCAGTCGGTCGACGCATTCGGTTTTCTTGGCCCGTTCGTGGTCGAAGCCAACGGCTCCGCCGTTGAGGTGCTTGAACAGATCGAGAATCGTTGCCTTCGGCAAGGCGAGAAGTTGGTCACGCATGATTCGGTTCCTTTCGAAGAAAGCGTGGTTGGGGAAAGAGGACAACAACGTCCAGCAAAGCCCTCTTCGAGGGCTTCACTTGAAGTTGTCAGGCGGTGACGTTGCGGTTGACGCCGATGTATCGACCCTGCCAAGACCAAAGGTCTTGAACACTGTTGAAGATCGGTCCGACGAGGATTTCGTCATTTCCAGAGGAAATGCAGGTCTGCCAGCCACCGACGACTGATTTGCAAGTGATTTGCATGACGGGTTCCTTTCCGTGAGTTGCGAAACTGGACGAACGTCCAGCACAGGGCGCGGCGACGATGCGGCACGCCCTGCACTTGAAGCTCGAAGAGCTTGGGAAGGGCCGGAATCGAATGACCCCGACCGTGATGAACATCCCGTAGGGATGAATTCGAGAAACGGGGGAAGCTGTCCCCTCGCCACAGACTGTGTCTGTGTCCTCTGGCCGAACAGACCTTGGTCTGTTGAGCGACCCTTCGGTTAAGGCCTGAAGCCAAAGCCAGCTTTGCTGGTGTCTCACGACACGTTCGCTGACTCCTCTGGAGTCCGACGCTACTCCCGCCGTTGGGGTCGAACCGTTCGGTTCAGTGCGTCACTGAGGCCGTTGCTGATCCCCCTCTTCGAGGGGCTTCGCCTATCGGGCTGTCAGTGCTTTCAGCACCTACTGATCGGGAAGCGATGACCGGGGTCACCGTCGACGTTTTCCATTGGACAGGAACCTTGTCGCAGTGTCAAGTTTCCTTGTTTGTCCCGTAGGGACAGATCGGGCCGAGTCGGTCCTTGTCGTGCGCTGGGGACGGCTTCGCCGGACACCCCTGACACCAGCATCACCAGCTCGTGCTCAGGAAGGGATCGAAGATCCCCGATAGGCAGGCAAGGGGCTTCGCTGGCGAGGTTTCCGCGAGCGTTCAATCACGCTGAAACCCGCATGAAGCCTAGCGATGAGGGAAAGGGTCGGCCCGGAAACCCCTGACACCAGACGGCCCGAGGCCTGCTTCCCTACAAGGGAACGGAATAGACCAGAAAGGCACCTTCAGCTTGACGACCAGAATGACGTAAGTCATTGCAGGCAAAGGAAAACGATGCCCAATGAAATTGGATCTCAAGGCAAAACACGGGCAATCCGACGAAAAAACGCCGATTTACCCCTATCGGGGTATCGAATCCGCCAACAGATCACGGCAACAGACCGCCATGTCCCACCCCTTACGGGGTGAATCCGGCAGGGCTTGGTCACAGTTGGGTCACACAATGACGTAAGTCATTGATCTGTAAGGCGTCGCACCTGATTGCATGTCAGGCGAGGCCGAAGGCCTGACGCGCATGGCGGGGGTAGGGGCGGGGGCGTGGGCTGGCCAGCGCGTGTACCCCCGGGGGCCTGAGCCTCTACCTATCTCCCCTATTCACACGCTTGTCCCTCCCCTCTTCTCCTCTCTGATCCGCTTCTGAAATCAGAGCTGATTCCAGCTCGCAACCATTAACCATTAACCAGAAGAGTAAAGAGTAAGGAATACGCCACTCGCTTCGCTCGTTTCAGCCGCTTCGCGCCTGACGGCGGCGTGGCATGACCCCGGGTGGGGTGGTGGACCAAGACGGTGACCCCCGGGGGCTATCAAGGAATCCTGCCGAATTCTGTATTTCGCGAAAGACCCCTTGTTTTTTCGCGGATCACACAGGTACAGTCCGGCGCAGGATGGAGAAGTCATCTCCAGCGGCAGGTGAGCAACAGCCGCAGTCGGGGGCCTCTCGGTGTCTCCGGGCTGACCTGACCGCTTGGCCCACGTCACGGGCCTCATTTGTGTCTGACGCTCCGGAAAGACGGAGTTCAAAAATTTTTCGGTCCCGCTTCGCGGGAGGTCTTGGGAACTTATGCCAACTCGCAAACCTCGGGAAACTGCTTCTGCTCGCCGCGAGGCGCTGCGGGAGGAGCACGCCCAAGTGGTGCGCGAGAAGATCCAGACGACCAAGCTCGTGGAAGCGCTGGAGTCTTTCGCCCTCGGCAAGACCGAAGGCAAGAAGATGACCCCGGCCCGTCTCAAGGCCATTGAGATGCTGCTCGACAAGACGTTGCCCAACCTCGCGTCGGTCAAGCACGAGGTGGACGCCAAGCAGGTTGTGTTCATGATCGACACCGCACCACCTGATGGCAACGCAAACAATCCAGTACCGTCCTCCGGGTAAGGTCGCCGCCGCCTTCCACCAGTCCACCGCCTTCGTTCGCGGAATCCTTGGACCGGTCGGCTCCGGCAAGTCCTCTACCTGCTGCATGGAGATCGTCAAGCACGCGCTCAAGCAGACCCCGCACAACGGCTGGCGCAAGGCCCGCTGGGCGGTCATCCGGAACACCTACCCGGAACTGAAGTCGACGACCATCAAGACGTGGTCGCAGTGGATGAACGAGGAGCTCGCCCCGATCAAGTGGGACGCTCCGATCACCTGCACCCTGAAGATCAAGGACTGCGGCGACGGCAACGGCCTCGACCTCGAGGTGATCTTCATTGCGTTGGATAAGGCCACAGAGACCGGCAAGTTGCGCTCCCTCGAGCTGACCGGTGGCTGGATCAACGAAGCCTCCGAGGTGCCGAAGGAAGTGTTCGACATGCTGACCCAGCGTGTTGGCCGCTTCCCACCCAAGACTCACGGTGGTGGCCCGGTTCACCCTTGCGTGATCCTCGACACCAACCCGCCAGACGACGATCACTGGTACTACAAGATCGCCGAGGAAGACCGGCCCGAGGGCTGGGACTTCTTCAATCAGCCCGGGGGGCTGCTCCGCAAGACAGACGGCGAGAACGTCTGGTACGAGCCGAACCCCGAGGCCGAGAACATCTTCAACCTGCCGGGTGGCTACGAGTACTACCTGCGGCAGGTGGCCGGGAAGTCCGACGACTGGATCAAGGTCTTCCTGATGGGCCAGTACGGCACGACCGCCGACGGCAAACCGGTTTATCCCGAGTACAGCGACAAGATCCATGTGGCCGACGAAGAGCTCGAGCCCAACAGATTCCTGCCCGTGTACCTCGGCTGGGACTTCGGTCTCACCCCGAGCTGCATCGTGGGTCAGATGTCGCCCAAGGGACAACTGCTCATCCTCGACGAGTTCATCGCCGAGGACATGGGCATTCGCCAGTTTGCCTCCGAGGTGGTCAAGCCGGCGCTGATGAACAAGTACGCAGGCTGCAAGTTCGAATCTGTTGGCGACCCTGCCGGCATGAACCGCGCACAGACCGACGAGCGCACCTGCTTCCAAGAACTCCTCGAGGTCGGCATCGCTTCCGAGCCCGCCGACACCAACGACTTCATCCCCCGCCGTGAATCGGTCGCGTTCTTCCTGAACAGACTGGCCGGCGGGGAGCCCGGGTTCCTGTTGTCACCGAACTGCCGAATGCTCCGCAAGGGCTTCATCGGCGGTTACCGCTACGAGCGGCTGAAGGTGGCAGGGGAGCGCTATCGAGATCGCCCCGTGAAGGATCGGTTCTCTCACCCTCACGATGCGCTGCAGTACTTGGCGCTGAAGGTGCGGGACGGGAATCGCCGCAACGTGCGGGCACGGAGTGTAGGAAAGTCGTCCGCCAAGGCGTGGACGTGAAAGCAACACAGGAATAGTCCATGACACAGGTTTACCAAGCACAGCCGCCCGTCAGTGCTGACGTCAGCGCCGTGCAGCCGGAAGGCGTGGACAACTCCGACCTCATTGCGTCCGGCATTTCTGGCCACATCACGAATTGCTGGAACCGAGCGAAGTTCGCCAAGCAACGGATCACTGAGCGCCTGCTGCAGTGCGAGCGCCAGCGCCGTGGCGAATACGACCCCGACAAGGCCCAAGAGATCGCACAGACTGGCGGCTCCGACATCTACATGATGATCACGGACGTCAAGTGCAATGCGGCCAAGTCGTGGATTCAGGATGTGATGTTCCAAGACGAGAGAGGGTTCGACCTTGTCCCAGCTCAGGAACCTGCAATACCGCCTGAAGTCAAGATGTCGATTGTGGACTTTGTCCGCCAAGAAGCTGCTGAGTACGTGGCTCAAGGTGGTGCAATCCATCCGGAAGCGTTTCGCACGCGACTCGAAGAAGTCCACGACACCGTCCTGATTCGCGTTCGCGAAGAGGCCAAGGACTGCGCCGAGCGCATGGCCAAGGTCATTCAGGACCAGATGGCCGAGGGTGGCTACAAGCGTCAGATGGAGGACTTCATCGACGACTTCGTGACCTACCCCACCGCCATCCTCAAGGGGCCGACGGTCCGCAAGAAGCCCAAGCTGCAGTGGGGGCCGAACTTCACCCCGGTGGTCCTCAACGACTACTTCCGCGAGATCGAGCGCGTCAGCCCCTACGACATTTACCCCAGCCCCAACAGCTCCGGCGTGGATGACGGCTACCTGATCCAGCGCCACCGCCTCACCGCTCGCGTGCTCGAGTCGATGAAGGATGTGCCCGGGTACAGCAACGCCGACATCGACCAAGCCCTGATCCGCTACGGTCAGGCCGGCTACCGGTACTGGGAGTACGGCGACCAGCAGCGCGACAACCTCGAGGGCAAGTACCTCTCGCGCCTGTATCAGGACGGTCTGATCGAGGCCATCGAGTTCTGGGGTCCGGTGATGGGCCAGATGCTCCTCGACTGGGGCATGAAGGGTGTCGAGCCTACCAAGGTCTACGAGGTCAATGCGTGGCAGATCGGCTCGTTCGTCATCAAGTGCGTCATCAACCCTGACCCACTGGGCCGTCGCCCCTACGAGATCGCATCGTGGCGCGTCATCCCCGGCGCGTTCTGGGGCACCGCCCTGCCGGAGATCATGCGCGACGTGCAGATGATGTGCAACGCCGCTGCCCGGGCGCTGGCCAACAACATGGGCATCGCCTCCGGCCCACAGGTCGACATCTCGGTGGACAGACTGGCTGACGGCGAAGAGCTCACCCAGATGTACCCGTGGAAGATCTGGCAGACGACCAGCGACCGCACGGGCGGCAACCAGCCGGCCATCCGCTTCTTCATGCCCGACATGAAGGCCGCTGAACTGATGGGCGTGTACGGCAACTTCGCCAAGCAGGCCGACGAAGTCACCGGCATCCCGAACTACATCTACGGCAGCGGCTCCGCAGCCGGCGCAGGCCGCACCGCCTCGGGTCTGTCCATGCTGATGGACAACGCCGCCAAGGGCATCAAGGCCGCGATCCTGACCATCGACCACGTGGTAACAATGGTGGTGAGCCGCTTCTACACCCACAACATGATGTACAACCCAGACCCGTACATCAAAGGCGACTTCAAGATCGTGGCGCGTGGCGCGATGGGCCTCATCCACAAGGAAGCCATCAACGTCCGCCGCAACGAGTTCATGGTCGCCACGGCCAACCCGGTCGACCTGCAGATCATGGGTCCGGACGGTCGCGCCTATCTGTTGCGCGAGCAGGCCAAGGGTCTGCAGATGGACACCGACAAGCTGGTGCCTACCGTCGACCGCATGAAGTTCAAGGCCGAACAGGTGCAGCAGGCCATCGCCGCCCAGCAGGGCATGAACCAAGGCTCGCTGCCCGCGCCGGCACAGACTGGTGGCGACGGCGCTCCGCCGCCCCAACAGATGAACACCGTCCAACCCCAGATGGAGATCCAGTGATGATGAAGAAACCCGTTGCCCGCACTGTCAAGCCCGCTCGTGGCGTGATCCCCGCTGGGTTTGCTGATGGCGGCAAGGTGAAGCCTTTCACCGGCAAGGACACCAAGGCCGAAGAGATGGCCGAAGCCCGCGCCGTGCGCTCGGGCAAGGTCACCCCAAAGCAGTACGTTCGCAAGGAAGTGGCCGAAGAGAAGAAGGAAGGCGAGAAGCCGAATCCGAAGAAGCTCGCAGCCACCGGCAAGGCGCTGGCCAGCGGCAAGATGTCCGCCGAGAAATACGGCTCGATGGCGAAGATGGCCGATGGTGGCCGTGTCTCGATGAAGAAAGGCAAGTGCTGAAATGGCTGATACCACCGGAATCGACTGGCAGCGCCAGAGCTTCGCCAAAGGCGGCAAGGCTGAGGCTGCTCCCTCGCAAATGAACCCCAAGACGTGGGGCGGTCCCGCGAGCTCGCTCAACGCCAAGATCGCCAAGCCCACGCATCCGTGCGGCGGCATGGTGAAGGGCGGCATGGCCAACGGCGGCATGGTCAAGGCCTACGCCGATGGCGGCACTCTGTCCGATGGCGAGTGGATGCGCGGTGAGAACTACGGCGACGGCACGACCGGTGACGAGCGCGTGGCGATGGCCCGCGATCCCGGCTACACCGAATCCGCTGTGACCACGCCGCTGCCTGAGCCTGAGCCGATCCGTGGCGAAGACGTCAAGGAAGAGCCCAAGCGCGAATCCTTCAAGGAAGCCTTTGCTCGCAACCGCGCTGCCGGTGCCAAGACCTTCGAGTGGAATGGCAAGAAGTACACGACCGAGATGGCCGGCGCAAGCAAGCCTCGCGCTGCCGCCAAGGTCACCGACACGGGTGACGAGACCGAGCGCCTGAAGGCTCGCGCTGCTCGATCTGTTCCGAGCACTGCTGCCCGACCGGTTGCATCCAACCCCAGCAGCCGGCTCGTCACCGACAAGTTCGACCCCAGCAAGGTTGATCCCAAGACGCTGCTTCCGAAGCGCTGATGCTCAAGAAGCCGTCTCCCCAAGTCACTGCTGCCCTCGCTCACCTCGAGGGCAACCTGCAGTTCGAGACCATCCGTGAATGGTTGACCGAATCTCTACAAGACCTGTATCGCAGCTCCACGCACACGAAGGACGACGTTCTGTCCCGGTGGCAACAGGGCGCTGCACAGGCTGTTGAGGATCTGTTGACCAAAGCCTCTGAGGCTCCGGAGGTCATCCGCAGATCGCGGTAGTCCAGCAATGGGCTAGCGGCGTTCTGCCGCAAAAGGGTGCCGGCCCTTCCCGGCAACCGTTGAACACCGAACGAATCGCTCGAACACCGCGAGGCTCGAACGCGACCGTCTCGGCTCACGGAGTAACTATGTCTCTACCACGCGCTGTCTTGGAGGCCGAAGAAAAGGCCAACAAGCTCCACGAAGAACTGCTGAAGCAACAGCAAGCACCTGCGAACGGCGAAACGCCGAGCGATCCTCCCCCGAGTGATCCGCCTCCGGCAGACCCGCCCGTACCGCCCCAGCCCACGAACGACTCCCCGACTCCTCCTGCATCCGGACAGGACGACAACTGGGAACACCGATTCAAGGTTCTGCAGGGCAAGTACAACGCAGAGATTCCTCGGCTCGCCGGGGAGAACAAGGATCTGAAGGCAAAGCTCACCGAGCTCGAGGCCAGCCTCGAAAGCCTGAAGAACAAGCCCGAACCTCTGGTCAAGCCGGAGGAGATCGAAGAGTACGGCGAAGGCCTGATCGACGTTGCCCGACGCATTGCCCGCGAAGAGCTGGCAAGCAAGGACGCCGAGATCAACAGCCTCAAAGCCAAGATCGACTCGCTCTCCAACGTCACCACCAAGAAGGTCGAAGCCGACTTCTTCACATCCTTGACGTCGATGGTTCCCGATTGGGAGCAAGTCAACCAAGACCCGAAGTTCCTTTCGTGGCTCGACGAGGTTGACGAGCTCACAGGCGAGAGCCGACAGACTCTCCTGTCCCGCGCCGAACAATCACGCGACGCTGCACGCACCGCGAAGTTCTTCAATGCGTTCAAGAAGACATCTTCCACGTGGGCGGCAACAAGCGCCAACGCACTGGATCAGCAAGTAGCGCCTCCGACGAACAAGGCACCGAATGCTCCACCGGCCAAGAAGGTCTGGACGCGAGCCGAGGTGTCGGACTTCTACGCTCGGATGCGTCGCGGCGACATCAGTGACGCTGACGCCGTTGCCATTGAAGCTGACATTCACGCAGCTCAAATCGAGGGTCGACTCCGATGACCCGTTTTTCTTTCGAGAGGTAATTCATCATGGCATTTCCCGTAGCCAACGGTTACACGCAATACAGCGGTAACTTCATCCCCGAGATCTGGAGCGGCAAGCTGCAGGTCAAGTTCTACAAGACCACGGTCTTCGCCGAGATCGCCAACACCGACTGGGAAGGCGAGATCAAGGGTCAGGGTGACAAGGTTCACATCCGCACCATCCCGACCATCACCATCAACAGCTACACCAAGGGCCAGAACCTGACCAATCAGGTGCCTGACAGCCCGCCCATCGAGCTGCTGATTGACAAGGGCAAGTACTTCGCTGTCGTGCTGGACGACGTCGATGCCGTGCAGACCGACATCAAGCTGATGGACGTCTTCACCAACGACGCCACCACGCAGATGAAGATCTCCATCGACGCCGACGTGATGAACGGCGTTAAGGCTGGTGCTGCTGCCGCCAACAAGGGCGCAACCGCTGGTGCCATCTCCGGCAACCTGAACCTTGGCACCGACGCCGCTCCCCGCGCCGTCACCAAGGACAACATCCTCGATCTGTTCCTCGACGCCGGCCAAGTGCTGGACGAGCAGAACGTGCCCGAGGATGGCCGCTGGCTGGTGATTCCGGCTTGGATGGCTTCGATGGTCAAGCGCTCTGACCTGAAGCAAGCCTACCTGACCGGCGACAGCGTCTCCCCGCTGCGTAACGGCAAGCTGGGCATGATCGACCGCTTCATGGTCTACGTGTCCAACAACCTGCCGAAGACCGCCGACGGCGACAGCTACCTGATGGCCGGCACCCGCGACGCCATCACCTTCGCGTCCCAGATGACCAACGTTGAAACCCTGCGTGCTCAAACCACGTTCGGCAACATCGTTCGTGGTCTGAACGTGTACGGCTACAACGTCACCAAGCCCGAGGCTCTGGTGAACATGGTGGCCGTGAAGGGTTGATAGCCATCCCCCGGGCCTGACTCCTCCCGGGGCCTCCAGTGGGCCGCTCTGGTTAATCGCCGGAGCGGCCCGCTCTTTTTTTGCAGGACACCCATGAAGTTGATGCGAAACAAGCGTACCGGCAGGACCGCCGTGTACGACGAGGCGCTGGTTGCCAGTGGCAACTGGGAGCCCCACGAAGAGCAGCAAGCTGCGCCGGCCAAGAAAGGCAAGGCGAGCTCGTCTGACAAGGTCGCCGTGAGCGACAAGCTGAAAGTCACTGTGACAAGGAGCTCCGGTGAAAGCATCGAACATCAAGCGTGAGGACGGCAAGCTCGTCTATCGCGGTCACGAATTCCCGGGCTTCAACAAGCCCGTCGACGCCCCCAAGGGAGCCACCCAGAAGAAGATGGTGCTGGCCAAGAAGGGCGACGAAGTCAAGCTGGTGCGCTTCGGCCTTCGCGGCATGGAGGACTTCACCCAGCACAAAGACGCCGACCGGCGCAAGAACTACCTCGCCCGCTCGGCGGGGATCAAGGACAAGAACGGCAAGCTCACCAAGGACGACGTGTTCTCGGCGAACCACTGGGCCAGAAAAACGCTTTGGTAAGGACTCGCAATGCTGGCAAGCGACATCATCTCCCGCGCCGGAATCCTGCTGCACGACACCTCGAACGTGCGCTGGACCACGACCGAGCTTCTCAAGTGGATCAGCGACGGCCAGCGAGTGATTGCGCTTGTGCGCCCGGACTCTTCCGCCGCCAACACCGTGCTGACGCTGGTCGCCGGCACCAAGCAAACCATCCCGACAGAAGCGATGCGTCTGTTGGACGTCGTGCGGAACATCACCGCAGCCGGAGCGCCAGACCGCGCCGTGCGGATGGTGGAGAGGGAGACCCTCGACGCACAGGATCTGTTCTGGCACACCCGCGCCTCCACCGGCAAGGTAGCCAACTTCACCTACGACAACCGCGACCCGGCCCACTTCTACGTCTACCCGCAGGCTGCTGCCGGCATGAAGCTCGAGGTCATCTACTCCAAGGCTCCGACCGAGGTGACCACCACCGGCCAGACGCTCGAGCTCAACGACCTGTACGCCGAGCCGCTGCTGAACTACGTCATGTTCCGGGCCTACTCCAAGGACGCCGAGTTCGCCGCGAACCAGAGCATCGCGCAGGGCTACCTCAACATCTTCACCACCATGCTGGGCATCAAGACCAGCAAGGACTTCGCATTCTCGCCGGACGCCAACAAGCCGGGTGGCACACCCAATGTGGTCGCGGCACAAGCAGGGGGCGTGTAAATGGCCAAGAGTTACGAAGAGTTCTTCCCCTACGTCCTGCCGGACGTGGCGGGATGCCCCGAAATCACCGCCATTCAGGCGATCCGCGACTCGGCCATCAACTTCTGCGAACAGAGCCTGATTCATCAGGCAGACCACGACCCGGTCAGCGTCATCGCCAAGATCGCGGACTACGAGCTCGAGTCCCCTGTGCTGAACCACCGTGTCACCAAGATCATGAAGGCTTGGTACAAGGGCACCGAGCTCCTGCCTGCGGCCCCCGATCAGGTGCGCGACCCCTCGGTCTACAACCAGCGCATCGGTGGCTACCAGACGGAATACAGCACGCCGAAATACTTCATCCAGAAGGACTCGGCGACCATGAGTCTGCTGCCAATTCCGGATCAATCACTGCCCGGGTCCATTACAATGCGCGTGGCGCTGGTGCCCCTGCGTAATTCGACGACCTGCGAGGATTTCCTCCTCGAGCAATGGGTCGAGCCCATCGCCGCAGGAGCGGTCGCGAAGCTCCAGCTCGCCGCCGGCAAGCCCTACAGCAACCCCGCCGCCGCAGCGATCAATCAGGCCACCTTCATCCGGGGTCTGAACGCCGCCCGCCAGAAGGCCAATCGCGGCTTCAACCGGTCCAGCCTCAGTGTGCAGATGCGGAGGATCTGATGGATCTTCCGCAGTATGTCGCCCGTGCGCTTGCACAACATAAGGTCGAGCTGGCCGTCTGTTGCTCCGGGGTCGAGATCCTGAAGGTGGCCGCACAGCCCACCATCCAAGAACAGTCTGTCGCCTTTGTCGCCGAGATCGACGAGGGCGTCGCCATTGAGCGGTTCAACGAGATCGCCGTCTACGCCGACGGCGAGCTGATCCGCAAGAAGTCCTTCCCGCTCGAGTCCAAGCACCCCGCTGACGCCGTCACGGTCAGTTGGTCTGTCGAGATCGGGCTGGCCCAAGAGTAACGAGGTAGCGAATGTCGATCCCAACCGTACAAGTCACCTGTGTCGCCTACGACCAGAACGGCAACCCCGTTGCTGGCGGCACCTTCAGGTTCAAGCTCGACCGCACCGAGATCTACAACGGCTTCGTGGTGCCGGAGGTCGTCGAGGGCACGGCCAACGCGCAGGGTGTGTGCGTGGTCAACCTGTGGCCGAACGCGCTGGGCACCAACAGCTCGCAGTACCGGGTACAGGCCTACAACCCGGACACCGGGGCCAAGTACCTTGACGCCTTTGCTGTCATCCCGAACAGCAACTGCTACCTGCAAGACGTCATCCAGATCCCGCCGTACCCGCCGATTGACCAGTCCCAGCAGGCCATGATCGCCGCGCAGGCCGCTGCCAGCGCTGCTGCTGCCGAGGCTGACCTTGCTGCAGCCGACGCTGATGCTGCCGCCCTGAGCGCAGCCGCTGCCGCCGCCTCGGCCACTGCCGCCGCCAACAGCGCTACGGCTGCGGCCAACAGCGCCACCAGCGCCAGCGGAAGTGCGTCGACGGCCACCACCGCTGCACAGTCGGCCCAGACTTCGGCGGGGACTGCCACGACCAAGGCCTCCGAGGCCAGCACGTCTGCCACCAATGCAGCCGCCAGCGCCAGCTCGGCCAGCACGTCCACAACGACGGCGACCAATCAGGCCACCAGCGCAACCAATTCCGCCACCGCTGCGGCCAACAGCGCTACCAGCGCTGCCAACTCGGCCAGCACTGCTACGACCAAAGCCAGCGAGGCTGCTGCCAGCGCCGCCGCTGCCTCGAGCTCTGCAACGTCTGCATCGGCGTCTGCCGCTACGGCCACCACCAAGGCAACCGAGGCCCAGACGAGCGCCAGCCAAGCCGCAACCTCTGCCAGCAATGCGGCATCGAGCGCCAGCCAAGCAGCCACCAGCGCTACGGCTGCTGCAAGCTCGGCATCGACGGCCAGCTCCGCTGCAACAACAGCAACTGACGCCGCCACGACTGCAACCGGCGCTGCCTCGACCGCCACCACGCAGGCCAATGCAGCCGCCGCCTCAGCCTCGAGTGCCGCCGCCAGTGCCGGTGCCGCCAACACCTCGGCCAACAACGCTTCGGGAAGCGCGGATGCCGCTGAGGCAGCGCAGATTGCCGCCGAGCAGGCTCGCGATCAGACGCTTGCTGCCTTCGACAACTTCGACGACCGCTACCTCGGCCCGAAATCAACCGACCCTACAACCGACAACGACGGCAACCCGCTGGTCTCCGGTGCGCTGTACTACAACACCAACCCGCTGAATTCTGGCGGCGGCATGAAGGTGTACGACGGCACGGCATGGCTGGCCGCTTACGCCAGTCTGTCCGGCGCTCTGTTGTCGGCGAACAATCTGTCCGACCTGGCCAGCGCATCCGCTGCCCGTGTCAACCTCGGACTGGGCAACGTCGAGAACAAGAGTGCGGCGACGATTCTCTCCGAGCTCACGTCGGCCAACGTCACCACCGCACTCGGCTTCACGCCCTACGACGCAGCCAACCCTGCCGGCTATGTGTCGCAGGCCGGTGCTCGTGCCGCCATCTCTGTTGCGGGCAGTCTGGCCTATGACCCGGTCACTGGCGTCATTACCTACAACCAGCCGACGAACGTCTCGGCGTTCAGCAATGACGCAGGCTACCTGACGGGCATCAACAGCTCGCAAGTGACGACTGCGCTGGGGTACACCCCGTACAACGCGACTAACCCCAGCGGTTACGTCGATCAGGCCGGCGCACGGTCCGCAATCAGCGCTTCCGGCTCTCTGAGCTATGACTCGGCCACTGGTGTCATCAGCTACACCCAGCCGGCCAACGTCTCGGCATTCACCAACGATGCCGGCTACCTGACCGCCATCACCGGCACACAGGTCATCACCGCGCTGGGGTACACGCCCTATGACGCAACGAACCCGTCGGGCTACATCACCAGCTCTGCGCTGTCTCCGTATCTGTTGAGCGCCACTGCGGCCAGCACGTACCAGACGCAATCTGGCATGTCGGCCTATCTGACGACCAGCGCAGCATCCTCGACCTACCTCGCGCTGTCTGGTGGCACGCTGACTGGCGGGCTTGCCTTCACCGGCACTGGCAACCGCATCACTGGTGACTTCAGCAATGCGACTGTTGTTAATCGGGTGGCATTTCAAGGCGTAAGCGGGGCTACTACGGATGTTGGTTCAATTCCGCCCACTGGCGCTGCAGCAGCAAGTTTTATTGCATTTAACTCGACAGATTCTAGTAATTCTGCATTTGCTCAACTGAGAATAGACAGCGGTGACGCTAGATTTGCTTCAAGTAAAACAGGCACCGGCACCTACCTGCCCATGACCTTCTACACCGGAGGCAGTGAGCGCGTCAGGATTGATACCAGCGGTAACGTAGGTATTGGGACGAGTTCTCCGGGTGTGAAGCTAGACGTCTATAGCAGCAGCACAACCAGCACGGTTATTCGCGCTAGAAACGACACCACAAGCGTATATCTAGACGCAAACAACGGTTACGCATACCTAAACACATTCACAGCCCATCCCCTACTGTTCGGAACCAACAACACAGAACGCGCCCGTATCTCCGCAGCAGGTGGCTTCTCTGTAGGCACCACCGCAGACCCCGGCGCTGGCGCAATCTACGCCACCGGCAACATCACCGCCTACTACTCGGACGACCGCCTGAAGACGCGCCTCGGCTACATCGAGAACGCGCTCGACAAGGTCGAACAGCTCTCCGGCTTCTACTACGAGGCCAACGAGACGGCTCAGGCGCTCGGATACAAGGTCAAGCGCGAAGTCGGTGTGTCGGCCCAGCAAGTGCAGGCCGTGCTGCCGGAGATCGTGTCGCCGGCCCCCATCGACCAGCAGTACCTCACGGTCGACTACGAGCGTCTGGTGCCGCTGCTGATCGAGGCCATCAAAGAGCTCCGCGCCGAACTGCGTGCAATGAAACATTGAACAGAGGACATCATGACCATTACCCACACTTGGCACATCATCAGCCTGCAAACACGCAACCAAGGCCAGAACGCCGATGCAGTCGTGCAGGTCTTCTGGCGCAAGGTCGGAGTCGATGAGCATGGCAACACCGGGGAGTTTCTTGGCTCCACTCCCATGACCTCCGAGTTTGTGGCCGAGGGCCAGTTCGTTCCCTTCGAGCAGCTCACCGAGGCGATGGTGCTCGGCTGGATTCAGGAGGTCGTGACCGGCGAGTACGCCGCGCACATCGACAAGCTGATCGCGCAGGAGATCAACGACAAGGCCAATCCCATCCAGACCGTAATGCCGCCTTGGGTTGCCCAGAGCGAGGGGGGTGTGTAAATGCCGCTGCCATCATCCGGCGCGATTTCGCTGAGTCAGGTCAACGTCGAGCTTGGCCGCTCTGCTTCGGCCCAGATCTCGATGGGTGACTCCGTCGTCCGCACTCTTTTCGGAGTAGCGAGCGGCGTGATCAGCATGAGCAACGGGTATGGCAAGAGCAACAACTACGCGCCCATCAACACCTCGGCCCCGACGATCTCCGGCACAACACAGGTTGGTTCGACGCTGTACGTGAGCGTTGGGTCTTGGAATGCCCAGCCCGCCATCAGCTCATACAGCTACCAATGGCAAAGGGGAACAAGCAATATTTCCGGCGCTACTGGCAGCAGTTACACGCTTGTCAATGCTGATTTTGGCAACACTATACGCTGCGTTGTCACGGCGACAAACTCCATCGGGTCCACAGCCGCTACCAGCGCAAGCACTGCAGCAATCACTTTAGCCACTGGGCAGTCCATCTACACCAGCCCGGGTAGCTACACGTGGTATGCGCCAGCAGGAGTTACTGGTATTTCTGTTGTGGCGGTTGGTGGCGGGGGCGGAAAGACCAGCACGCTTGGTGGTCGAGGCGGCGGTCTTGGTTATAGGAACGCTGCGGCTGTAAGCCCGGGGCAAGCTGTTGATCTTGTGGTTGGAGCCGGTGCGCCGGGCGGAACTCAGGCTGCACAACAGTCGTGGATGTTCTCCCAGTACTCGTTTGGCGGTAACGCGGTTTATGGCCAAGGTGGTGGAGGCGGGCAATACGCAGGCGGTTTCCCTCAAGGCGGCCAAGGTGGAACCACAACAACTTCAGCGGCCAGCGGCGCTGGCGGCTACGCCTTTTATGGTGGAGACGGCGGGGGCTTTGGAACTTCGGGGCAACCCGGAAGCGGTGGCGGTGGCGGTGGCGGTGGCCTTATTAACCAAAACGGCCAATGGAATGCCGGAGGCGGTGGCGGTGTCGGCATATTCGGTCAAGGTGCAAACGGCGCTGCTGGCATCGGTGGTGGCGGCGGTGGCTCTGGCGGCGGTGACGGGGCTTTTGCCGGCGGCGGCGGTGCTTATGGTGGCGGCGGTGGCGGCGTTGCGTTTGGCTTTGATGGCGCTGGTGCAAACGGTGTTGTTCGTGTCGTTTGGCCCGGCTCTTCGCGCCAGTTCCCGTCTACAAACGTGGGTAACTTCTGATGAAGCTCTACATCCAAGTCCAAAATGGGGAGCCTGTTGGGCACCCCGCGACAGAAGAGAACCTTGTACATGCGTTTCCGGGCATCGACCTCAACGACCCTGCTTGCGGGTTTGCGGAGTTCCGGCGCGTGCCGCCTCCTCCTCGGGGGCCGTACCACGTGCTGGAAGATATGGTCTACATGCAGGTCGACGGGGTTTACGTGGATGTTTACCCCATCCGAAACATGACTCCGATTGAGCGGTTGGAGCACCAGGCCAAGTACAAAAATGACTGGGCCAACAGTGGGGTTCTGACAACATGGGTTTTTGATGAGAAGACGTGCGCCTTTGTCCCGCCAGTACCCGTGCCGGACGACCCCAGCCGTATGTGGGTGTGGGATGACACGTCTGTCTCGTGGGTTGATGTGACGCCAGAGCTTTAGTTTGATGCAGTAAGGAGGTAGACATGGAACCCGGAGAGATCGATCCTGTGAAGTACGGCGTGCTGTGGGAGCGCGTTCAGAACATGGATAAGAAGATTGACCGCATGGAAAACCAAATCGAGCAGCTCCTCGAGTTGGCCAACAAGTCCAAGGGCGGCTTCTGGATGGGCATGACCATCGCTTCGATGACTGGCGGATTTCTGACTTGGCTGGTGGGTCACTTCCGGGGAGGTTGAAATGATTGCAGAACTCGCTGCTGCGAATGCGGCCTTTGCAGTAATCAAGGCCGCTGTTGCGAACGGCGGCGAGATCATGGCGGCGGGCGGCAAGCTGATCGAGTACTTCGACTGCAAAGCCGCGATTCAAAAGAAAGCCAACGAGAAGGCCGGCGACAGACCAACAGACGGGCGAGGCGATCTCGAAGAGTTCATGGCGCTCGAGCAGCTCAAGAAGCAAGAGGAAGAGCTGCAGCGGATGATGATCTATCACGGTCGCGCTGGCATGTGGGATGACTGGCTCAAGTTCCAAGCCGAGTCAGCGCGACGCAGGGCGGAGGCCAAGCGCCAAGCGGAGCGCAAAGAGCAGCTTCGACGCCAGCGTGCCCAGCACATCCTCGAAGTCACAGTCGTGTCGATTGCCTCGGCGTTTGCTCTGGCTCTGACGCTCTGGGGCATGTACCTTGTTGTGAACTACCTGAAGAAGTAATGACGCGCAGTGAACTTGAGATCCTCATCAAAAGGAAAGCAGCGATCACCGTAACGATCTTTGCGGCGTTCCTCGCCATCAACACGCTGGTCGGCGGGTCGAACTCCTCAAAGATCCTCGGCAACACCATCCAAGCCAACAACCTGTGGGCTTGGTATCAGGCCAAGAACGTCCGGACAGTCGTCTACCAAACGACGGCTGACACCATCCCGGACAAGAAGCTGGCCCAGTACTACCACCAAGAGATCCAGCGCCTCCGCGACGCCCCCAATGAGGGGATGGAGGCCTTGGCATCCAGAGCTCGCGCCCTTGAGGCGGAGCGAGACACTGCCAAGAAGCGGTCGCCGTACTTCACTTACGCCGGCTCGTTCTTGCAGATCGCGATTGTGTTGTCGTCAGCGGCCATCCTTGCGGTGGCCATGCCTCTGTTCTGGGCGTCTGTTGCTGTGGGGGCCGTCGGCTCGACGCTTTTCTTGTACGGCGTCTTTGGAGTGTGAGATGAAGAAACTGCTGTCTGTTCTGGGTTCGCGCTGGTTCCAGTTTGCGGCCATCCCGCTGGCTGTGCTGGTGTGGTTTGTGGCCACCGACCCGAGCGGCGGTGCTGACACCATGCTGCGCGTCCAGCTCTGGGGTCAGGCCTTCCTTGTGACCGGCCTCGCCTACCTCGTGGCCAAGGCCATGCTGGGCAAGGCGTCGTCTGAGTCGCTGTACGAGAAGGCGATGGACGGGATCGTCTCTGCCGGCGTCGCCTACCTCGGCGTCTGTCTGTTGAGAGCGTTCGTCCTGATGGCGTTCCTGATGTTCTTCGCTCAGGTCCAGAGGTGAGCAGTGTTGCGCCTGTTGCTGGCACTCTGTCTGGTCTCTACCGCCCACTCCCAGCCGGTCGAGACGTACATTCCGACCCGGGCGCTCGAGCACTTGCCAGTGCTGTCCGCACAGGTCAAAGAGGTGTGGCCGACGATGGCCACACCCAACTACTTCGCGGCCCTGATCGAGCACGAGAGCTGTATCAGCCTCAAGCACAGCCGGTGCTGGGCACCAACGTCTCGGTTGAAGTCTGACCGCGAGGAGGGGGCAGGCCTCGGCCAGCTCACCCGGGCGTTCCATGCCGACGGCAGTGTGCGCTTCGACGCCCTCGAGGACTCCAAGCGGCTTGACCCTCGCGGCCTCAACGAGCTGCGCTGGGAGACGGTCTACCAGCGGCCTGACCTGCAGATGCGGGTCATCGTCCTTATGACCAGACAGGCGTGGAACAGACTGTCCCCGTTGGTCCCGCAAGAGATGCCCCGGCTTGCAATGGCTGACGCTGCCTACAACGGCGGCATCGGTGGTGTCATCAACGAGCGGCGGGCCTGTGGCCTGCGGTCCGGCTGTGATCCGAACCAGTGGTTTGGCCACGTGGAGCACGTCTGCCTCAAGAGCAAGAAGCCACTGTATGCGGGGCGCTCGGCCTGCGACATCAACAGGCACCATGTGCATGACGTGCTGCACACGAGGATGCCCAAGTACAGGGGGAAAGTGTGATGTGGAAGATCTTCGACATCGTTCCTGGGGTGGTCTGGGCGGCAATGTGCGCCGTTCTGTTGGGCGCAAGCGCCATGACCTACGTCCGGCTGAAGTCGGCGCAATCCGAAGTGGCCGAGGTGCGGGCAGAGTTTTCCACGTACAAGTCGGAAGTCGCAGAGAATACGAGGAAGGCTGAAGCAGAGGCTCGCACCAAGGAGCAAGCCATGCAACGCCAAGCTGAAAGGGTCGCCAATGAAGTCGCCAAGAAACAGACTGTGCTCGCTGCTCGCGCTGCTACCACTGAGCTTGTTGCTGGTCAGTTGCGCGACGAGATCGCCCGACTCAATGCCCGTCCAGCCCCCGCAGATCCCGTCTCTGCCACCTTCGCTCGCGAAGCCGCCACCGCAAGACAGCTACTTGGAGCGTGCTCAGAAGAATATCGAAGCGTGGCTCAAGGAGCTGACCAGCTCCGAGACCAAGTGACTGGTCTGCAGGATTACGTCGCCTCTGTTTGCAAGAACTGAATCATGACCGCCATCGTCGTCAAAGCCTTCAACGGGATCAAGCCGATCTCCGACCCTCGTCTGTTGAACAACAACGAGGCGCAGATCGCCAAGAACGTCCGCCTGATCTCGGGCGCTTTGACGCCTCTGTCCGACACGACGCTGCTCAAGGCCACCACCAGCATCAACCCGGGCACGATCTTTCGCTACGGCAACAGCGCCGATGAGATGCAGTACTGGCTCGAGTGGGCCGGCACGGTCGACGTCATGCGATCTCCCGTCGCGCAGGACCAGTTTGACAGGCTCTACTGGACGGTGCCCGACAACGGGGCTACCAAGTACAGGCCGCGCTATGCCCCCAACAGCTTGATCCTGTCCGGAGTCAACTACCCCGGCGCGTCCTACGAGCTCGGCATCCCGAAGCCCTCGACGGCTCCGACCATCACGGCCTTCACCCCGGTGGCCAACTACACCCCGGTGACCCGCGAGTACGTCCTGACCTTCTGGAACCCGACCACCTCCAAGGAATCTGTTCCCGGTCCGATCTTCACCACGCAGGCGGTGGACGGCAAGCCGGTCAACCTGACCAACCTGACGACCAACAACCTTGGCGACTCCGGCGTCACTACCAAGCGCCTGTACCGCAAGGTCTCCGGGACGTTCCGTCGCGTGACTGAGCTGGCACTCGACATCACGACCTACGAGGACACGGCAACAGACGCCTCGTTGGCCAGCGCACCGACGCTGCCGGCTGGCATTGGCTCCGCCCCGACAGCCTCGACTCGAGCCCCCACGGTTGCAGCCGGCACCGCCGTCACCACGGCTGCTGGCGTCTCGCGCAGCTACGTCTACACCATCAAGAACTTCTCGGTGCAGACGGGCTCCGGCGACAGCGTGAGCGTGCAGTACTACAGCGAGTCCGCACCCAGCCCGGTCCGCAGCATCACGGCAGACACCACCCAGACGGTGACCATTTCTGGCTTCAACAACAACCTGTCGGGCTCGCATTTCCGGATCTACCGCCAAGACCCCGGGCAGGCCAACTACCAGCTCGTGGCCGAGATCCCTGTGACGCAGAGCTCGTACTCGGACGTCATCAGCGCCACGGTGCTGGGCGCTCCCCTGCAGTTCGACGCCCCGGGCACACAGACTCCGAGCTCCACGCCGACGGCCAGCGTCAACGGATCGACCGCCACCTCGACGGTCAAGCGTGTCTACATGGTCACGCTGGTCGATGCCTCCGGCAACGAGAGCGGCAAGAGCCCCGCCAGCGCGGTGGTAGAGGTCGTCGATGGACAGACCACGGTGACTGTTTCGCACTCCGACGTGATCCCTGCCGGCGTCACCAAGAAGCGCTTCTACCGCCAGACCGTGACCCAGACCGGTGGCGTGCTCAACATGAACGATGCCAACTGGCGTCTGGTGGGTGAGAACACGGCCTCAACCACATCCATCACGGACAGAGCGGCTGAGTCCACCCTGACCACGCCACTGGCTCCGGCGCTGCAAGGCCTGCCGCCCACGCCTACGGCAACGCCTACAGTGAACGCCGAGATTCCGCCCAAGCGAGTCCCGGAGTCCCGCACCTACGTCTACACATTCGTGTCCGCCTATGGCGAGGAGGGAGCGCCTTCGGATGCCTCGGCAGTCGTCGACCTCGACCCAGAAGAGCCGGTAACCGTGTCGCTGCCCAGCACCCCTTCTGGCAGCTTCAACATCACGCTCAAGCGCATCTACCGCTCCTCCACCGTGGGCACCCGGGCGCAGTTCCAGTTCGTGGCCGAGGTGCCAGTTGCGACAAGCAGCTACACCGACAGCATCGAGCAAGGCGATCTTGGCGAGGTGATCCCGTCGACGAGCTGGGTGCAGCCGCCGCTGGGCCTGCAGGGGCTGCGCCTGATGGCGAACGGCGCTGCCGTGGGCTTCGTGGGCAAGACGCTGTACTTCTCCGAGCCCAACCTGCCGCACGCTTGGCCGCACGAGTACCCCATCGACGAGGAGATCGTGGGCATCGGGGTTTTCGGCCAGTCTGTTGCTGTGCTGACCAAGGGTTATCCCTACCTGTTCCAAGGGGTGGACCCGGCTGCGATGGCGTCGACCAAGTTGCAGCTCCCGCAGGCCTGCGCCAGCCGGCGCTCGATTGTCGAGACCGGTGACGGTGTGGTCTATGCCTCGCCCGATGGGCTGGTTTCCATTGGTGCCAGTGTCGGCGTCATCACGCAGAGCATGGTCAGCCGCACCCAGTGGCAGGCCTACAACCCGACGACCATGCAGGCCTACCTGCACAACGGTCGAGTGGTGGTCTTCCATACCTCAATCTACGGCGAGCGCACGACAACCCTGTTCGACCTGTCCGGGCAGGGCGCGGTCATGACGACGGGAGACATCACCTCTGGTGGTGTTGTGACAGCCGGCTACCACGATGCCCGCACCGACACGCTGTATCTGGCTCAGGACAATCAGATCGTGCGCTGGGATTCTGGCCTGTCACTGTCGATGGTCTGGCGCAGCAAGACGTTCCGCCTGCCGTGGCCGGACAACCTGTCTGTCGCACAGGTCCGCGCCTCGGCTTACCCGGTGACCTTCCGCCTGATCGCGGACGGCAACACAGTCCACACCGAGACCGTGCAGGGGCCGGATTCGTTCCGCCTGCCCGGTGGGTTCCGCGCCGTCGATTACTGGTTCGAGATCGAGGGCACCAACACTGTCACTGAGGTCGTCATCGCGACCAGCGCTCTGGAGTTGAAGGCAGCATGAGCCGCGAGACCAAAGTCCCATCCATCCCTGACGTTCGCGACGACAACGTCAAGGACGTCCTGCGGGCCATCAAGGCGACGCTTGAGGTCCGTGAGGGGTCCATCGGTGATCCGCTGGATCAGGGTGCGACCTTCCGCGATCTGGTGGGCCTCAACCTTGCCGACCTTGTCGAGACCAACAACAGCGGCTCAAGTGCCGGCGTGGTAGGCCCTGTCGTGGGCGTGCTGCCTCCGATTACGGGCGGCTACAACCCAAGCACTGACTACACGGTTCCGCCTGCGCCCACTGGGCTCCGCGCCTCGGGCGGGTTCACCAATGTCTTTCTCGAGTGGGATGGTGCGCCTTACCGCAACCACGCCTACACCGAGATCTGGCGCTCACAGTTCGACAACATCGGTACGGCAGTCCTGATCGGCACCACTGCGGCCAACGTCTACGCCGACCCGGCTGACGCCAACACGACCTACTACTACTGGATCAGGTTCGTGTCTGTCGCTGCAGTCACTGGACCGTACAACGGCACCAGTGGCACGGTGGCCACAACGGCGCTGGACGTCACGGCAGCGCTGACGGCCATCTCCAACGAGATCATCAACTCGCAGCTCTTCACGGACCTCAGCACACGGGTTGCGGTGAACACGACCGGCATTCAGGAGCTGCAACAGATCACCGCCACCTCGGCCAGTCAGGTCAACACCTTGGCCAGCGTGGTCAACGGCAACACTGCGGCCATCGAGGTGGCGCAACAGTCTGTCGATGGTCTGCGGGCGCAGTACTCGGTCAAGATTGACAACAACGGCTACGTCAGCGGCTTTGGCTTGTCGTCGTCCCCGGTCAATGGCGTCCCGCGCTCGAGCTTCATTGTCCGCGCCGACTCGTTTGCCATCGCCCCGTCTGCGCCTCCGGCGTGGAGCTCGACCACGACCTACTTCAAGAACCAGACGGTGAGCTACACCTCTGGCGGTCAGACCCGGACCTATCAGGCCAAGCTCGACAGCACCAACGTCCTGCCAACGAACACGACCTACTGGAACGACATCACCTCAATCCTGCCGTTTGCCGTGCTCACGCAGAACACGGTCATCGACGGGGTGACGTACCCGGCTGGCACGTACATCAAGACCGCATTCATCGCGGACGCGACAATCACCAACGCCAAGATCCAGAGCCTGACGGCGGACAAGATCACTACCGGCAGCTTGACTGCTGCAGTCGGCATCACCACTGGCGTGATCTCTGGTGGTGTGGCGGGCTACAACAGCGGCACCGGCTTTTGGCTTGGCAATGACGGCGGCGTCTACAAGTTCTACGTCGGCTCGTTCAGCCAGAACATGCGCTGGGACGGATCGTCTCTAAGCGTGACTGGCAACATCAACGCCACGTCCGGCAGCTTCTACAACATCACCGTCTACGACACCAGTGGCGCGGTTCTGTTGAGCTCTGGGTCGGGCATCAACCTGTCTGGCTCGACCATTCCGGCGTCCAACGTGACGGGGCTCGGTGCGCTGGCCACGCAGAACAGCGTCACCACCGGTCAGGTCAGCGGTCTCGGTGCGCTGGCCACACAGAACGACGTTTTCATTGGGTCGAACGTCAAGATCTGGAACGGCAGCACCTATACGGTGCTGAACACTGGCGACTTCGTGAACAGTCTTTCGAAGATCACGTCGACCAACATCAGCACCTTCATCGCATCTGCGGCCATCGGCAACGCCTACATCGGCAACCTCGATGCAGCGAAGATCACCACTGGGTCGCTCGCCACCAACAGGCTGCAGATCGGCAACAACAGCGGGTCGAGCCGCATCCAGATGTTCGATGACCGCATCGAAGTCTGGAATGGCGGCGTCCTCAGAGTGAAGATTGGGAATCTGGCATGAGCTACGGGATGCAGACATTCAGCTCGGCGGGACAGCTTGAGTTCAGCACGAGCAGCATCGGCGGCGTGTACGTCAACCAGTACACGATCCCCACGACTGGCGGCTCTCCGGGCTCGCCGGCCTACATCTCGTTCCCGCAATACCCGGGGCGGCAGATCGCTGTGGTCACAATCTTGGCCGGCGATCAGGAGTTCGTCGTCGACTACGGCGCTGGCTATCCGCGCATCGCCTTCTGGCAGGTGAATGCTTCGGCACCGTCGTCCTACCGCAACGCCTCCAACGTGATGGTGTTCCTGCTGTGAGTTACGGCTTCCAGTTCCTAAACGACTCGGGTCAGATCGTCATCGACGACACCCACGTCAAGCCGTGGTTCGTCGGCAAGGCGACCTACATCAACGCGACCGGGCCGATCACCTACAACGGCTCCATCGGGATCTCCGGGTACGACTGGTACATCGCAAACTACACAGCGCCGGCTGGCGCGAGCGGCATCTTCTTCATCACGATGCCGACCGACCGGGGCTTCTACTGGGCGCAACCCCAGTACACCGCTGGTGGCACGATTCAGGTCAACGGCGCTTGGCCAAGCGGCACGTTGGTGGACATCAGCGAGGTGCCGGAGGTTTACTGCTTTTCGCTTGGGCCTGTCACCCCATCAAACACTGGGTACGGGGCGCAGGTTTTCGACGCCTATGGCCAGTGCGTGTTCGACACCAACAGGCCGCACATCAACCCGATCTCAACTCCCGGCATTGATCTGCCGCTGGTGCTGCTGACCGGATACAACAGCCCACCCTCCATCGGGGCGGACGAGTACAACTCGCTGGGTGCCTACGCCGCCAAGCCGGCCATCTACCTGCCGCGCACCTTTACCCTCGCCGCGCAGCGCAAGGGGCCACTGGTGAACAGCTCGGACCTCTACGAGATTCAGGCGATGTTCAAGCGCAGCGGCACAACCCTGATCGCGTCCAAGAAGACCACCACCCAGTACTTCGAGGACCAAGCCATCACCTATGTGCTCAACGAGGGCAACCCGTACAACCAGACGATTCTGGTTTTGGACGCAAACAGGTATGACTGACAGTGATCTGTTGCCGGTCGTCATCTGTTGTTGTTGCTTTGCGCGAACAGCCTGAATTTCCCGCGAAATCTGTCGTCCTTCGATAGAATTTGGAGGGGTAAAAAGCAACCGAAGGGATCTCATGCCAGCACTGAGCCACACCAATCTGCGCCGTGCGCTGGCGTCGCAGCTCGGCCAGTTCCTGACGCCTGAGATTGCCGCACAGATCGAGCTCGCAGCCTTTGACAACGAGGACCGCGCACACCACCCGAGCAAGTTTGGCGAGCGCGAGTACAAGGGCTTTGTGTTCCGCGCCGAGCTCTTGCGCGACATCGTCGACGAGATCCACCCGCTGCACCAGAAGCACTTCGAGGAGACCGAGAAGCACCGCCTCGGCTTTGGTCTCGACGTCGACTACGACTACATGCGCGAGATGGAGCGACAGGGTCACTTGATCCAGTTCGTTTGCCGCACTCGCGACACAGGGAAACTTGTCGGCAACATCAGGATGTATGTGCAGAAGAGCCTCCACACCGGGACGCTCTACGCATCGGAGGACACCTTCTACATGCTGCCGGAGTACCGACAGGGCTTCGCTGCCCTGCGGTTCTGGCAGTTCATGGAAGACAGTGTTCGCGCCATCGGCGTGCGGGAGATCCGCACCGACAGCAAGGTTGTGAACAAGGTCAACAAGCTCAACGAGTACTGCGGCTACACGCTGGTGGCTCACAAGTACGTCAAAGTTTTTTCGGAGTAAGCCATGTGCAAAGACGCACCATCCCCCGATCCGCTGATCGGTGAAGCCGCCAAGGCGAATGCCGATGTCGCCAAGGAAGCTCTGTCCTTCTACAAGGACGTCTACACCAACGAACTGTTGCCGATGCAGAAAGAGCAGCAGGCACTGGGCCGCACGCTCATCGACCGTTACCTCGCGTCGATGGACAAGCAGTCCGAGTTCGCGGACAAACAGAACGCCTACTACGAGTCCACGTTCCAGCCGGTCGAGCAACAGATGGTGCGCGACGCGATGGACTACGACTCGGCCTCGAACATCCAGCGACGCTCCGGCATTGCAGGAGCCAATGTCGAGCAACAGTTCTCGCAGGCTGTTCAAGAGAACAACCGCAATCTGTCGCGCTACGGCCTCAACCCCAACAGTTCCGCATTCGCCCGGGTCAACGAGAACCTGATGCGCGAGAAGGCGCTGGGCGTGGCCGGGGCCAAGACTGGTGCGGCCTTCGACACAATGGACCGTGGCATTGCGCTGCGATCCGGCGCGGCAAACTTCGGACGCAACATGCCGAACACCGCTGCCAACTACTACGGCCTGGCCGGCGCATCCGGTGGCCAAGCCTTCGGCACGCAGGGCGGCATGATTAACACCGCCCAACAGACGGCCAACACGATGGGCCAAGGCTACGGCACGTTCATGAGCGGCATGGGCTCGGCGGCTGGTATCGCCCAGTCCGACTACAACGCACGCCTCAACGCTTACAACCAAGAGCAGGCCGGCATCGGCAGCTTGATTGGCCTTGGCGTGACCGCTGGCATCGGCGGCATGGCAGGCGGCTGGACGGGTGCGGCCAAGGCACTGACCGGTCGAGGCTGGGCTGACGGCGGCGCGATCCGTGGCCCGGGCACCGGCATCAGCGACGATGTCCCTGCCGTGAATACCGACACGGGTGAGCCGATCCGAGTCTCCAACGGCGAGTACATCGTGCCGGCTGACGTTGTCCGTGCCAAGGGCGTCGAGTTCTTCGACAAGCTCAAGGCCAAGTACCACACTCCGGCAGCGATCCAGCGCCGTCAAGCACTCTCGAGGGGTTGAACATGGGAATCGGTTTGCAAGCGGTAGCCGGTGGCATCCGTCAAGGTCTGCGGGATTACCGCGAGAACATGCGCTCGGTCGAGGACGAGGAGCGCCGTAAGAAGCAGGACGAGCGTCAGAAGCTCATGGATGATCGCGACGCCGAGCGGTTCAAGAACGAGCAGGGCCGCATGGAGGAAGAGAAGCGCCAGCGCGAAGCCCGTGCCAAGTTCGAGAAGGAGCTGCAACAGATCAACGCTGACGCGATGGCCGGCACCAACGGCTTCGACCAGTTCGGCTTCGTGGGTCAGCCGCAACAGCCGCAGGGTGCGATTGCCGCCCCGGGCGCTCCAGCCCAGCCGGCTGCGTCCAACCCGTTCAAGGCCACGGCTGACGGCCTGTACCGCAATCAGCGTGCTGCCGATCAACTGATTGCCGACCGTCGTGCTGCCGCCCTCGAGTCGCTCTACGCCTCGCTGGGCCAGCCCGAGAAGGCGGCAACAGTTCGCAGCCAGATGATGGAGCTGTTCGACAAGGACGTGGAGCGCAAGACCAAGACGGCGCTGGCCGCTGCAGCTCTCGGCGCACCGGGCTCGCTGGATGCGCTGTCTCGTGTCTACAGCTACTTCAACGACGGCATCTCGATCAACCCGCAGTCCGGCCAGTGGGACGCCAAGACCAAGTCGTGGAAGGGTATCGAGTTCGTCGACGACAAGGGCAACGCCACCAAGCGCGACATCACGCAACAGGATCTGTTGGCTCTAGCCAAGCGCGATGCTGCAGCGCTGGCGATGTTCAACATCGAGCAGGACTGGAAGCAGAAGGACTACGACCTCAAGGAGCGCCAGACCAAGGCCGACGAGACTCGTGCAACTGCCGCAGTCACTAGCGCCAACGCAAGCGCCTCCCGCGCCACTGCACTCAATGCTCGCGAGAAGGCGGAGGCGAATGGCACGCAGCAGCGGCAGATGGTCGAAGCCGTGGCCCGCATGTTCCCGCTGGCCGTCAAGGAGTACAAGGACGAGGAGCTCTTGGGCAAGGATCGCGAGAAGAAGCTGGCGTCCCAAGAGATGGAGAAGCGCATGTACAACAAGACGCTCGACCTCGCCGGCATTAACCCTCGCGTCGATGTCCGCACACTGGCCGGCATCGCTCGCCAAGGCCGTGTCAACGCAGAGATGGATGGCGATGGCCGAGCCTTCACGATGGTCGGCACGACCAAGGTGTACCTGCAGTAAGGATCAATGATGGACCAGTTGCGCTTGGGACGAGTCCCAGACCCCCTTGGAATGGAAGACGACACCGACGAGTTCGGTCTGTTCAAGTCTTCCGGTCAGGCCTACCAACAGGACGTCGTGCCGCGCTCCAAGGGGATTAGTCCCAGCGCAGCACCTGCCACTCCCGCGCCGAAGGCTGGCAAGTTCACCTTCGACCTGTACGGCGAGACGCCGGCCCCTGCGGCTGCGCCAGCCTCGCGGCCACAGAAAGCGGGCTCCTTCACCTTCGACCTCTATCAGGATCAGACGAAAGCCGAGCCGGCCCAGGCACCAGCCGAAGAGCGTGGCGACACCTCACGCGGATTCCAAGCTGCACTCGAACAGACGCCGGCCCTGTTGAAGGGCGCTGTTGGCTTCGTTGGCGCTGCCGGCGAGAAGGCCTTCGGCGAAGGCGGCGCGTTCTCCGCACTCAAGAAGTACGGCCTCGAGGGCTACCAGAAGAGCATGGCCGAGATCCAGTCTCGCGCCAAGGACACCGACGACATCACCAACGCTTGGGACAAGGCCAAGCAGGGTGACCTCGGCGCACTGGTCGACTGGGCGCAGTACGGCATTGGCTACCTCGGCGGCAACGTCGTTGACACCGTGGCCACGTCTGTCCTCGGCGGTCTGGCTGGTGCCGCTCTGTCCGGTCCTGCAGCTCCCGCTGGCGCTGTGGCCGGCGCAGTCACTGGCGCGGCGGGCAAGCAGGCGGTCAAGGGCGTAGCCAAGAACCTGATCGAGGGCATGGTCGCCAAGGAAGCGGCCAAGCTGGCAGAAAAGGAAGGCCTCGAGATCGCAAGCGAGGCGATGGTCAAGCAGGCCACCAAGAACGTCGCCAAGAGCATCGGCTCTGCCACTGCGCTGGCCGGCTCCGGCATCGTCAAGGAGACCGGCAGCATCTACGGCGAGGCTGAGGAAGAGGCTACCAAGAATGGGCGCGAGCTCGACGGCGGTGATCTGGCTCGCATCTTCGGCGCTGGCGTGGTCGCCGGCCTGACCGAGTTCGCGACCGACAAGCTGGGTCTCGACGCTGCAGCCGGCAAGATCAAGATCCCGGGCGGCGGTCGTGTGGGCCGTGCACTGGTGGGTGGCGCTGCAGGCACCGGCATCGAGGGCGGTCAGGAATTGCTGCAGACGGCCATCGAGCGGTTCGGCGCAGCCAAGGATCTGACTGGCGAAGACGCCATGCGCGACTACATCAACTCGTTCGCGCTGGGCGGTCTGGGTGGCGGCACCATCGGTAGCATCACAGGTGCGCTGCGCTCCGGCAAACAGACGCCAGACAAGGTGCGCGAGTGGCTCAAGGATGCGGAGGCCGAGCTCTCCAACAACGACGGTCGTCAGGAGCTGTTCGACGCCATGAGTCAGGACGAGCGCATGTCGCAGATCCTGCAGTCCAACGGCATCGAGTCCGCCGAAGACCCGCGCTTCCAGTCTGTCATCACCAAGGCCATTGCGACCCAACGTCTGTTGGCCGACCTCGAGGCACCGACACCCGAGCAGATGGCAGAGACGCGCAAGCAGCGCGAGGCCGACGTGCAGGCTGCATTCGGCGACACGGCCAGCACCGGCACAGGTGTGGGCACAAGCGCAGCCGAGCCAGTGATCCAGCGTGACAGCGTGACGCCCAACCTCGAGACCCGCCAGCTCGAGGGCGAGGCCAAGCCGGTGATCCTGCCCGAAGGAGAGACCACTCCTGCCGGCACCGTGGCGCTGGCCCCCGAGGACATCGTCTCCCGCAATCAGGGGTACGAGGTGCTGCCTGCATTCGCCGTGGGCGGTCAGGCTGTTGCCAACCGGTTCGTCAGCATGAAGCAGGCCGAGGCCTTTTTGTTCGGCCCGGTCAACAAGGAAACTGGTCAACGTGAGGGCGGTTACGCAAGCACCGTTGACGACATGGAGTTCCAGATCCGCCAAGGCAAGCGGAGCAAGGAGGCTGGCGGCGGCACGTTCTTCTTCGTCGAGGGACGCCAGAAGCCGACGGGCACCCAACAGATCGACGAGGCTGCAAATCAAGCGGCCACCAGCCCCGCGAACGACCTGCCCAAGCCGACCGAGAAACAGAAGGCGGCGGGCAACTACAAGAAGGGCAACGTCAAGATCGTCGGCCTCGACATCGCTGTCGAGAATCCTCGCGGCTCCGAGCGCAGCGGCACCGACGCAAGCGGCCAGTCGTGGAAGACCAACATGGCCCACCACTACGGCTACGTGCGCCGCAGCAAGGGCAAGGACGGCGATCAGGTCGACGTCTTCATTGGCCCGAACCCGGAGTCCCAGAAGGTCTTCGTGGTCGACCAGAAGAACCCTGACGGTTCGTTCGACGAGCACAAGGTCATGCTCGGCTTCAACACCCTCGAGGAAGCGCAGGCCGGCTACATGGCCAACTACTCTGCCGGCTGGCAAGGCATGGGCGCGATCAGCGAGATGCCGGTCGACGCCTTCAAGTCGTGGGTGAAGGATGGCAAGAAGCGCAAGCCGCTGGCCTACCAGCCGCCGCAACAGACTGCAGCGCCCGCTCCTGCACCAGCTCCTGCCCCAGCTCCTGCGCCGGCACCCGAGCCGAAGAAGACGGTCGAGCAGAAGCTCAAGGACAAGGTCAAGCAGAAGAAAGCCGAAGCACCCGCACCAGCACCAGCTCCTGCGCCAGCACCAGCCCCGGCACCCGCACCGAAGCCTTCCCCTGCGCCGGCCCCGGCTCCCAAGCCTGCGCCCGAGAAGAAGGTGACGGTCGAGCAGACGCTGAAAGAGAAGATGCTGCAGAAGGGCCGCATCGCTCTAGGCAAGAAGCAGTGGGGCACCTACGCCCCCGACGGCGTGAAGTGGACCGACCTGACCCCCGAGGCTCAACAGAAGTGGGCCGACGCTGTGGCAGAGGGCAAGCCCACGCTGGCGCTGGCCGACGAGCTGTCGCCCGCTCCGAAGAAGACCAAGGAGCAGGAAGCCGCTGACGCCAAGATTGGCGCGGCCAAGGTCGCCAACGAGAAGGTCGTCGAGTTCTGGGAGGATCAAGACGACGGCAGCGTGCCTCACGTCGCTTGGGCCGATCTGTCCAAGGAGCGCCAGCGCGACTGGAAGGAGGCGGTCGAGGACGGCTACGCCTCGGCAGATCTGCACGACAAGCTGGTTGCAGCACAGCTCCAGAACGAGCGTGCCGAGCGCACCAACGCCAAGATCGTCAAAGACACCGAGGTCGACGGCGCTTTCCGCACGAGCGGCAAAGCCACCGGCATGGAGAAGTCGGACGTCGAGAAGCTGTTCAAGCGAATCATCACCGGCTGGCGTCGTCTCCCGTCTGTTGTGGTCTTGCAGTCTGAGGACCAGCTCCCGGTCATTCTGCTGAACCGGATCAAGCGTGCTGACATTTCGGGCAAGGTGCCCGGGATCTACCACAAGGGCAAGGTCTACCTCGTCGCCGACAACCTGTCGAACGCCAAGGACGTGGTCCTCACGGTCACTCACGAGATCGCCGGCCACTACGGTCTGCGCTCGATCCTCGGCTCCGACTATGCGGCCACGATGGACCGCATCTACGAGGGCAACAGATCTGTCCGCAAGCTGGCCGACCAGATGATGGTCAAGGAAGGCCTGCCCCGCCAAGTGGCTGTCGAGGAAGTGCTGGCCGACATGGCGGAGAACGGCGCATCGCCGGAGGCCCAGTCTGCTCTGCGGACGCTCTACACCAAGATCCGCCAGTGGCTGCGCGAGCGCTTCAACATCGCGTTCGTGTCCGACAACGAGATCAAGCAGATCATCGCCAACGCTCGCGAGTACGTGATCGAGGGCAAGGGTGAAGAGGGTGAGGGTGGCACCGCCGCAGCCGACGCGCAGGCGCTGGTGGCCCAGCGTGCCACGGGTGTGGCCACCTTCTACTCCGCGCTCGAGCGTGCATTCCGCCAGCCCAAGGCACCGAACAAGATGCCCGCCGACCAGTGGCGCAACTGGCTGTACTCCAAGGACAAAGACGGGAACATCCTGCCCAAGCAACCCGGCGTGAAGGCCGAGGAGATTGAGTGGGTTGGTGTTGATGACTGGCTGTCGCTGCCCAGCAATCAGGGCCGCAGCATCAGCAAGCAGGAGGTGCTCGACTTCATTGCCGGCAATCGCGTCTATGTCAACGAGCGCCTGCTGAACGACTCCCCCGATCCGTCGATGGTGCCCGATGAGGAGCTGCCGCAGTACCGAGATCCGGAGCAAGAGGATCTCTACGAGTACGTGTACGATTACCTTGATCGCGCCGGAGAGCCGCTCGAGGTGAACGACACTTCGATTGACGATATGTCGTTCGACGAGCTCAAGGACTTCATCACCAATGAGACCGGTGGTTGGCAGCGGTTCATGTCGCATCACAAGCGACAGATCGAGCGCGCTCGCATTGGCTATGTAAAGCGCCGGTATGGCTCAAAGCACAACACGTCCTCGCTGACGATCCCCGGTGGCAGGAATTACGCCGAGCTGGTTCTGTTCGATCCTTCGATTGGCAGCTACAAGCAGTTCGACGACGTTCACTACGGCGACATCACACAAGGCAAGACCATTGGCTGGCTGCGGATGAAGGTCCGCAATGATGCCAACGGCAACCCGGTTCTGTTCATCGAGGAGATGCAGAGTCAGCGCGAACAGGACATGCGGAAGGGTGAGGACGTTCCTCCGACTCCATTCGCCAAGGACTCGCGCTCTTGGACCTCTCTCTTGCTCAAGCGGGCCATTGCGTATGCACAGGCAAACGGCATCGACCGTGTGGCTTGGACTCGCGGCGAGCAGCAGAACGAACGCTACGACCTCGCGAAGCGGGTCAAGCGCATCGACTACAACCCGATCTCTGGCACGCTGACAACCTACCCGGTTGACGGTGGCCGAGCCCGGACGCAGGAAGGGGTTGAGCGCAGCAAGCTCGGCGAGTACGTCGGCGAGCAGCTCGCGGAGAAGATCGAGGAACAGATCGGCCCGAAGATGAAGGCCATCGAGGAAGCCTCGGCCAAGTACAAGGTCACCCAGAAGGAAGGCAAAGACGGCTCTCCGTACTGGCAAGTGACCAAACCTGACGGCAAGTCGGGCGGTCGCTATGACTCCGAGGAGGAGGCGCGTGGTGTCGTTAACGCCTTCCTGAAGGATCTCGAGAATGTCGACACCAATGTCACGGGCGTAGTGAAGGGCGAGGCCTTGGAGCTTGGTGGCCCAGACCTGCGCCCGTACTACGACCAGACTGTGCCCTCTGTTGCGAAGGCTGTTCTCAAGCCCTTCGGCGGCACGACTGAGATCATGGAGATCGACGGCACCGGTCAACAGATCGGCTTCGTGATCCCCGAGAAGCTACAGCAGACCTTGGTCGAAGACGGCCTGCCGATGTTCCGCCGCAAGGACTACGAGGCCCAGTTCGATGACCTGCCCAAGGATGTGCAGGAGATGGCGGTGGCCAAGGGCCACTACTCGCCGCCGACCATCCGCCAGCGCCTCGACTCCCTCAAGCCTAAGCTGTGGCTGCGCGTGGTGCAGGGCACCTTCGACCGCTTCCGCTCGGTCAAGGACATTGACCTCAAGGCCTACATGCAGCTTCGCATGTCGACCACCGTGGACGGTGCGCTCGAGGGTCTGTTGCATTACGGTCAGGTCTTCAACGACGACGGTGCGCTGAACCTGAAGAAGGGCACCAAGGGTCTGCTCGAGATCCTCGGAAAGGTTGGTCCGGAGACGGATCGCTTCCTGCTGTGGATTGCGGCCAACCGTGCAGGCGAGCTCAAGAAGCAGGACCGCGAGCGCTTCTTCTCCGACGACGAGATCGCCAAGCTCAAGCGCCTGAACGCCGGCACAATGAAGGACGGCAAGTCCCGTGTCGCTGTGTACGCAGAGACGCTGCGCCAGATGAACGAGCTCAACCGCTCGGTGCTGGATGTCGCCAGACAGACCGGCCTGATCGACGAGTCGGCCTACAAGCGCTTCAGCTCCGACATCTGGTACATCCCGTTCTATCGCCAGATGGACGACGACGCCACCCTGTCTGCAGCTCAGAACAGTTCGGCGTCTGTTGGTCAGTACCTATCGAAGAAGCTCAAGGGCAGCGAGCGCCAGCTCAACGACCTGATGGAGAACGTGCTGCTCAACTGGTCGCACATTCTGTCGGCGTCCATGAAGAACCAAGCCGCGAACGCGACGCTCGACTCCGCGACACAGATGGGTGGCATCGTCACCAAACTGGACCGTCAGGAGAAGGGCGCGGTCAAGACGATGGTCAACGGCAAGGAGACCTTCTGGCGGATCGACGACGAGTTCCTGCTGGCCTCCCTCGACTCTGTTGCCAACGTCCCGAGCTACGGCTTCTTCACCAACGTGGCTCGCGAGTTCAAGACGACGCTGACCCGGTTCGTTGCCCTGAGCCCGACGTTCAAGATCAACAACCTGATCCGCGACTCGATCCAGTCCATCGGTCTGACCGAACTCAACAAGAACCCGGTCGCCAACGTCATCGAGGGGATGCGTCTTTACAAGGGCGAGCGTGCCGAGGCGCTGGTCGGTGGCGGCCTGTTCGCGATGGGCAACGCCTTCGACGGTGACCGCGCTGCCAGTGTGAAGCGCCTGCTCAAGGCCGGCGTGCCGGATCAGGACATCTGGTCCACCGACGAGAAGGTGAAGAACGGCCTGAAGAAAGTCTGGACGAAGTACGACGAGTTCAGCGACGCGATGGAAAACGCCAACAGACTGGCGCTGTACCAACAGCTCCGGGCGAAGGGAGCGTCACACCTCGAGGCCGCATACGCCGCTCGCGACCTGCAGGACTTCAGCCTGCAAGGCAACTTCGTTGCGGTGCGCTACCTGTCGCAGGTTCTGCCCTACTTCAATGCCCGCCTGCAGGGCATGTACAAGCTGGGCCGCGACGGCATCGACCCCGCGCTTGCGGTGCTCATGGGCCGCGCCAACGAATCTCAGCGCCAGAAGGCCGCGAAGTTCGGCGTGGTGCTGGGTGCCGTGACGATGGCCGCTCTGGTGCTGTACCTCAGTCAGAAGGACGACGAGGACTGGAAGAAGCGCGAGGAGTGGGATCGCGACATGTTCTTCTGGTTCAAGATCCCCGGCACTGACACGGCAATCCGCATCCCCAAGCCGTTCGAGATGGGTGCATTTGCCACCATCATCGAGCGCATGACGGAGCAGATGGTCGACAAGGATGTCGAGGGCAAGGTGTTCGGCAAGCGTCTGTTGGCGGTTCTGTCCGACAACTTGGCGATCAACCTGATCCCGCAGGTGGTGCGCCCGCTCTACGACATCGCCCGCAACAAGGACGGCATCACCGACAGACCAATCGAGTCGATGGGCATGGAGCGTCTGTCGCCAGAGAACCGGGTCAATGCCGGCACCTCGGCTGCTGCCGTTGCGCTGGGCACGATCAACTCGATGTTCGCGGACGCCGTCTCCAGCGTCACGGGCGGGGCGGTGAGCGCCAACAGTCTGAAGGCATCGCCCATCCAATACGACTACCTGATGCGGTCCTACCTCGGCTGGCTGGGTACGGTCATCCAGACCACATCCAATGTGGTGGCCTCGCCGTTCAAGGATGGCGAGTCGCCGAGCCGCAAGGTCGACGACATCTTCGTGGTCGGCAACTTCGTTAAGTCGATGCCGCAGAGCCAGTCAAAGTACGTGAGCAGCTTCTACGAGAACGCGAAGGAGATCGCCACGGTGACGGCGGACTACAAGTCGTTCATCGCTGCCGGCGAGGCGGAGAAGGCGATGAAGATCGCCGAGGAGAAGGGTGACATGATCGCCCTGAACAAGCTGTACTCGAGGGTGCAGGACAAGATGTCCGCAGTCTCGAAGCGCATCAAGCAGGTTCAGGACGACAAGGAGATGCCCGGGGACCAGAAGCGATCCGAGATCGACAGACTGTCCCAGATCCGCATCGAGTACGCCCGGATGGCCGAGGAGGCTAGGCTCGCCAAGCATCGGGGTGAGTGAGGGGGGCGTCCCGCCCCTTCTCGTCCACTGCCGCCGCCCGGTAGACGTGCTCCATCGCGCCGTCGAGCTCTCGCCGGGTGCAGCGCCTCTGCATGTCGTCGGTCAGGTTCAGGCCGACACCGAGCTGGCCGAGCTCCTCTCCCGTGCCACCCCACTTGCCGGTTCTCTCGTGGCGTTCCCACACGGACTTCAAGGCGCGGCAGGCCAGATCCATTGCCTCCTTGGCGTCATCGAAGTAGGTGTAGGCCAGCGTGTTGCCGAGGTTCATGCGAGCCGCCATTGCGTGCCACATGTGTTCTTCGAACCCTCTGGTCCGCAGGTGCTCGAGGAACTGGTGCGGGATGAGCTGCAGCTTGATCTCGGTGTCCGAGCTGAAGCGGATGTTGATCGGGAGAACCCGAGCGGGCTTGGCCCGGTACTTCTTCTTGGGTTTCTTGTTGCCTGCCATGACTGTGACCAGATTGTGTCCAGAGGTTTTGTTTGTCGATCGTCATCCCCAGTAGGAATGTGTCGTTGATTGTGCCAGAAAAAGCGGGTAGCTTTGCGCCAAGTGTATGAAGTTGTTGGAGAAAAGCGACGGATTCTGTGGGACTCGAAATCAGGTTTGGGGCAACCCAACGGGGGTTCGAATCCCTCTCTCTCCGCCAATCAAATCAGTCAGTTGGGTGCGGTCAGGCCACCAGCCGGAGGTGTCGCTTCCCGGGATTGTGACCAATTTGTGCCCCAGCCTTTTCGGGCTCCGGCACAGGCTTCGGCTCTACCCACTGGCGCAGGGACTCGACGTCGTGGTGAGCGTACTTGTTCACCATCGCCAGCGTCTCCCAGCCGCCCAGCTTCTGCAGCGCCTGCGTCGGCACTCCGCGCCGGGTCATGTCCGTCGCCCACGTGTGGCGCAGGTCATGCCAGCGGAAGTCCTCGATGCCTGCCTTGTCCAGCACCGCCTTCCACGCCTCGTGACTGATCTGGGTGATCGGGCGTCCTTGGTAGGTGAAGACGAACTCCTCGTGCTTCCCGGTCTCGGCCACGATGGCTGACATCGCCTCCTCGTTGAGGGGGATGCAGAACTCGTTGCCGTTCTTGAACTCGCTGCCCGGGATGGTCACGGTCTTCGTGGCCAAGTCCACCCACTTCCAGCGCAGTGCTCGGACGTTCGACTGCCGCAGGCCGGTCGCCAGTGACAGCCGCACCATCCCCCGCCAGTGGTCAGGACAGGCGTCCAACAGACGGATGCGCTCGTCTGCCGACAGCCAGCGCACGCGCTCCTTCGGCTCGTCGTACTCCACGAACTTGGGGACACGGGCGATCCACTTGAGGTCGTGCGCCACGTACAGGCACGCACGCAGGGCGGCGAGGTAGCGGTTGAGGGTGGCGTTGCTGGGCGGGGTGCCCATGTGCGTCACCGTCTCCTGCTTCTTCAGGATCGCGTTCACGATCTTGACCTCGTCGACCTTCTGCAGGGTCACGTCCTTGAGCTCCTCGAGCCACCAGTCGAGCTGCTGCTCGTACCCGGCGACCGTCCGCAGGTTCTCGCGGCGCTTGAGCTTGAGGAAGTGCGACACGGCTTCCTTCAACGGTCGGTCTGGTGTGATGCCCATCTGGTGGTACTCGAAGAGCTCCTGCTTGCGCTTGCTCTCGTACCGTGCTGCCAGTTGCTTGTTGTCCGTCTTGGTGGTCTCGCGGATGCGCGTCCCATCGGGAGCACGCAGGTCGATCCACCAGACGTTGCCACGCTTGAGAAGTGCCATCTGTTGTTCCTTTCGATGGCGCTTCAGCTACCCGCCCAAGCGGCGGCTTGATTCTTGTGCTTTTCGATGTAGGCGTCAATGTCATCGGCGTAGGCTCGCCACTGGCCGACGCCGTTGAACTTGAACACCGGCAGGCGACCGGCCCCGGCCCAGCGACGGGCGGTCTCGTAGTTGACCCCGAGGCGCTTGGCGACCTCGCGCAGGTTAATCATGGGTTTTGCTGCTTCAGTCATAGGTTGATGATCCAGATTGCGGCGCGGATGGCGATGCCGACAAACACGCCAACCACGGCCCAAAGGCCACTGAGGACCGCAGCCCCCAGCAGCACGTTCAGGAGAACAGACAGACCGTCACTCTGTCGCGGGAGCATGGCCAGCCTCTTCGAACAGCTCCGGCGTCTCGGCGTCGGCTGCGGCTTCGACCTTGATGCCACGGGTCATGGCCTCGACGATCTCGTCCTGACTGGCAACGGCGACGTTGATGGTGCTGCGAGCCACGTGGGCCAGTGCTTGTGCGCGGTGCGCGGCGCGAACCAGACGGATGGTGCTGCCGTGGCCGACGAGGTAGATGCGATTCTTCTTCATGGTGGTACTTTCAAACGAGGTCTGTGAGATCCGGGGCTTTCCAGCCCACGGGCTTGCCGATCTTGCCGCCCTCGAGGATGACGGGCTTGCCGTCCACGAGCTTGGCGTCATTGGAGTCAAGGACTCGGCGGTCAGCCTCCTCCTTGTTGAATCCGGCGAGGAAGGCGACACCGTTGCCGGTCACCTCGCTGTCGCACAGTGCGTCGAGTGCGGCTTCGCGCTCGAGAGACCGGATGCGACAGACGGCGGTGCGCGTCTTCAGCATTCGCCCCAGCGTCATCAGATTGCCGACCACGAGCCGCATGGTCTGGTCGTCATGGCTGGTGCCGAAGTCGAGCGTCGAGAAGAACTCGGCGGTCTCTTCCATGTGGCATCCGATCTGCACGGACAGATCTGTGGCGCTCGGCTGCTTGCCGCACGCCGCCAGCCAGTCCGCAGTGCGCTGGTAGTTGCTCTTCATCAGTCGGTGCCGCCAACAGAGTCGGCGGGCTGTTGCGCCTGTTGAGCTGCAGCGGCTGCGGCCTGCTGCTGGGCGTTGACTTCGCCGATGACGTAGTCGATGGTCTGTCGCACGGCTGCATGAGGCTGTTGGTCCAGCGCACGCAGGATCGTGTTGATCTGTTCAATCGTGAGACTGAGGTTGAATTGCACGTTGCTCTCCTTGGTTGATGAAAAGGGGTGGGCCTACTCGCTGCGTCTGCCTGCAATACCATCCGGGAACCCCCAGCCGGTCGCACAGCAGCATCCGCTTTCGGCCCGAATCTCAGAACGGGATGTCGTCGTCCATGTCGTCGAAGCCGCTGCCCTGCTGACCACGGGGGTCACGGCGGTCGTCGTCGCGGCCACGGCCACGGTCGTCACGGTCGTAACCACCACGGCCACGGTCATCGCGGCCACGGCCACCACGGTCGTCATCGCGGCGGCTGCTGCTGCGGCGCTGGTCTTCCATCGGCTCGAGCGCGAGGCTGAAGAACTTCTGGCCGGCGAGCTTGCTGCCTTCCTTGCCGACCTTGATCCATGCGGACAGCCAGTAGTCGACGCCATCGACGTTGACCATTCCGCGATAGTCGGGGTGACTGTCCTTCTCCTTGCGGTCGTTCTTCTTCAACAGACCGGTGTTGGTGTTGTCGTATGCCACGCTCAGTTTCCTTTCAGGGTGTAGATGATGGGTTCGCTCACAGTGATGCTCACTGCAGGCGCTTTGGGTTTCTTGGATCGGGGCGGCTCGATCTCGGCGACCACCCATGACCAGAAGTCGGCGAGCTGCAGGTGCAGCCAGTCCCAGTACTCGTCGCTGCGCTGGATGCGCTGCACGGACATGCGCTCTGGAGTCCAACAGATGAAGTCGCACCAGTCGCGCTTCGTGACTTGGAGCTGGCCCTGAACCTGCGCCATGTAATGAGGCGGGACTTCAAGGTAGAGCTCTTGGCTGAACGGGCACTTGATCTCCCCAAGCCCCTTGTCCCCGACAAGAAGATCGGGTGAACAACCAAGCCAAGGAAGATCCGGGTGGACCACGAAGCCAACAAGATCCGGACTCGTGCCTGCCTCCATGTGGAGCGCGTGATACGCCGCAAGCGCGTCAGATTCATGGTCCTCACCCCACTGTGTTGCCTCGTTGCCGGTGAAGACTTCGATGTTGAACAGACGCCGCCATGCCTGTTGCCGAGACCCCGGTCCGAGGCCTGCAGCCTGAGCGAACATGGACGCTGTCAGCTTGCCTTCACGCTCCTTGAACCATTCCTTGGTTCGCTGGTGCGGGTTGTTCATTGCTGACTCCTCGCGATGCTTCGGAAGTCGCCAGCGGTCACGATGGCCGTCGCGCCGTGCGAACAGAAGTGCAGGACGGGCGTGTCATCCGCAATCGGCGGCTCGCCGTCTGTCTCTCTACTCGCTTCAATGCAGGCCCACCAGAGCAGCAGTGTCGAGAGCGGGTTCTGTTGCTCGCTCATTGCAGACCCTTCGCGAGGGCTTGCGAGTACTCCTTGGTCGCAGCCTTGAGCGGCTCGTTGAGCGCGGCGTAGACCTTGCGAAGATCCTCGACGGTCTCGCAGTCGGTCAGCATGTCCTTGGCCTTCTGCAACTCCTCGGCGGTCACCTTCGGCTCGGGCTTCTTGGGTGCGGGTGCATCGTCATCGGGCGGCAGGTCTTCGCCGGCATAGATGTAGAGGCCCAGCCCGTGCAGTGCGATGGCCTTGGCAAGGCAGCGCTGCATGGCGGTGTTGACTTGGAAGGCGTCCGGATCTTGGATCGGCTTGTTGCGGTGATCCATGATCGGCAGTTGCGCGGTGCGCTCGACGCCGAAGGCGCGGACGGTGCAGAACACCATCGCGGTGGTGCCGATGTAGACGAAGGGGACCGGCTCCTTGGTCTGCGGGTCGATGCCGAACCGGTACTCCCACGTGGCCGTGGGGTCGCGCTGCAGGAGCTCGTCAACAGCGAAGGCCCAGCTCAGGTAGCTGAGGCCGTTCTTCTTCTCGATGCGTCCGTTGACGTCGACGGTGCGGAGCTGGACGTAGCTGTCAAGCTCCCTTGCGGGGATCTGTTCCATTCGGTGTCTCCTGCGGGAGCACCATGCCCCCGCTTCTAACACCGATTATCACTCGTCCTTGTAGGACAAACAAGGATGCTTTTGCAGTTATCCGCAGAATGTCGCTGTCATACAACATTCAGCGTTTTCGGTAGGTGCGGTGCTCGGTCATCACGCCGATGACCCGAACAGATTCGTCGGACTGGATGGTTTCCCAGTCTTGGTTCTCTGGCACGAGCTCATACCCGGGGTGACGCTGGCGGTAGCGTCGAAACACAACTGCGGCACCCTGCAGTAGCGCGGCGACGTAGTCGCCCGGTTCAGGCAGCAGGGCGCTGGCCAAGACTAATGGCGTCCGTTGTCATATCGCCTCGTCGAAATTGGGGCTTACCCCAACGATCTCATACTAAAGACTACTTGCTCCACAGTCAACTGTAGTTTACCGGCAACATCCGACTGGACAACAAGAATTCTTGTTGCCAGACCGAACAGAAACGCCGACACTTGAGTCCGTCGGATAGGTTTCCGGGTAGCTCCCGGGGCTGAACCGGGCGGAGTTCGTTCCTTTCGCCGCCCTTTCCGACCCCCTCGCGGGGTTTGTTCAGAAGGGCTCGAGGAACGCAGATGTTCAGCTATTCATTCCACATCCGGGACTACCTCACCAAGACCCGGCACCTCTCCAACACCGAGGATCTGGCCTACCGCAGGCTCCTCGATTCCTACTACACCGAAGAGCAGCCGCTCCCCAGCGATGCGGCCCAGTGCGCCCGTTTGGTCGCGATGCGTGAGCACGTGGCCGAGGTCGAGGCCGTGCTCAAGGAGTTCTTCACCCTCACGCCAGAAGGCTGGCGCAACGAGCGGTGCGACGAAGAGATCGCCAAGTACCGTGCGAAAGCAGATTCGGCACGGAAGGCCAACGAATCCCGCTGGCAGAAGAGAACAGATCTGAAATCAGATCAGTCGCCAGATGCGGATCAGATCCCAACCATTAACCATAAACCAATAACCAAAGAAGAGAAGACGCCACGGGTGGCGGATCTTTTCCCGGGGGTCAGTGCTGAGGTGCTGGCGTCCTTCGTCAAGGTGCGTCGTTCCCTTCGCGCCCCGATCACCGAGCTCGCGGCCAAGGGCATCCGTCGCGAAGCCGAGAAGGCTGGCATCACCCTCGAGCAAGCCCTGACCCTCTGCGTCGAGCGTAGCTGGCGCGGGTTCAAGGCCGAGTGGGTCAAGGATGGGGCCAAGTCCGGCGAGGGCTTCGACTGGGATTCCGAGCTTCGGGGGGCACTGTGATGAACCCGAACCTCGACAACCTGCTCTCGCGCCTCGAGAAGGTCAAAGGCCGCAACGGCAACTACGTCGCCTGCTGCCCAGCGCACGGCGACAAGAACCCCTCGATGACCATCAAGGAAACCGAGGACGGCAAGATCCTGATCCACTGCTTCGCTGGGTGCTCGGTCGCCGAGATCACCGGAGCCATTGGCTTCGACCTGTCCGATCTGTTCCCGCCGAGTGACCGGGTCGAGTACACCCGCAGCCAGCGGCCCAGCCGACCACGCTTCCTCGCGTCCGACCTGCTCAAGGTCATCAGCCTCGAGGCCACCATCGTCGCCGTCGCGGCACACGACATTGCCCGGGGCAAGCCCCTGCAGCAGCAGGACCGTGAGCGCCTGTTGGTTGCGGCCCAGCGCATCAACGAAGCATTGGAGCTGTCGCAATGAGTTCGTTGACATCCATCGCATCCGTGGCCGAGCGCCTCGACGCCGCCCGGGCCAGCCGCCTGAAGGAAGAACAGATCGACTTCGACGCCTACATGAAGGCGCGGGACGACGACATTGGCCGCATCAAGACCTCGACCGACTTCCGCGAGGAGCTCATCGACGAGTTCTTCGGGGACGATCAACAGAAAGGCTGCACCCTGCCGTGGCTCAAGAGCCGCGACTGCTTCCGTATCCGCCCGGGTGAGGTCACCGTCTGGACTGGCTACAACGGCCACATGAAGTCGATGGTCACCGGGTTCTGCATGGTCGACCTCGTGAAGCAGGGCGAGAAGGTCTGCATCGCTTCTTTCGAAATGAAGCCGCGCAAGACCCTGCGCCGCATGGCATCGCAAGCCATTGGCACACGCCAGCCGACCGAGACGTTCATCGACAAGTTCCTCGACATGATGGAGGGGAATCTGTTCCTGTACGACCAGCAGGGCGAGACGACACCCGAGCGCATCCTCGGCGTCATCTACTACTGCGCCGAACAGCTTGGCGTCACGCAGTTCGTGATCGACTCGCTGATGAAGGTGGTCGCCAACGAGGACGACTACAACGGACAGAAGCGATTCATGGGCCAGCTCTGTGCTGCGGCCAAGGATCTCAACATCCACATCCACCTCGTGCATCACTCGCGCAAGCGTGACGACGAGAGCAAGCGCCCGGGCAAGCAGGACGCCAAGGGCACGGGTGCCATTGTGGACCAGACCGACAACTTCATCGCGGTCTACAAGTTCCCGAAGAAGGAAGGTGACGACAGCGACAAGCCATCGCATGGCCTGTACGTGGACAAGCAGCGTCACGGCGAATGGGAAGGGCTGATCGCCCTGTGGTTTGACGACAGCAGCCTCCAGTTCTTGGAAGGTGCAAAGGATCGGAGGATGTTCTATGTCAACTGAAGCTACATGGCGCGAGGCGCTCGAGGTCGCTGCCGAGTTCCTGATGGACCACGGCGTCATCACAACCGGACCAGATCTGGAGCGCGTCTGTGAACAGATCAAGAATCTGAAGCAGCCCGCACCGTGGGCGAGCAAGCGTGTCATCAAGGCCGAGATCAGTGGATTTGATTTGATGCTGACGCCGCCGGGCACCAGTATCGACAACCATGTTTTGCATTTCCTTCGCGACAAGGGAATTCCTGCTCTCGCCGTCAACAAGCGCGAAGGCAAATTCGTTGTTGCGCGTGGCCGCATCGAGTACCGGCACGACCTTGCGCGGGATGTGCATAGCTTCCGCTGGGAGGAATTGCTTGAGGAGGTGCCGTTCTGATGAGCACCGAACAGAAGCGACAACAGAACCGGGAGCTCATGCCGAACGTCGCCGCGCTGGTCGACGAATGGAGGGAGCACTTCCCTGACCTGAAGGTGATCTGGGCCGAGGACTTGGTCACCGGCCACAAGGTGGGCAAGAGGCCCGAGCCGGAGCCCAATACCTTCACGATCCCGAAGGATTACTTCCCAACCCAACCCGTCGACCTCAAGCGAAAGGAGCGCCGCAAGTGAGCAAGAAGAAAGAAGAGCCGAGGCCTCCGAGCCTCGATGAGCTGACAGTGAAGGATCTCGCCTCGCTGTTCATTCTGTCGGGTCTGTTGACCCACACCAAGGCCATGACCACCGACCACGTGTTCTGGGTGAAGAAGGCCAACGAGATTGCAGACATGTGGGTGAAGGAGCGCACAGCATGAGCGAGAAGACAGAAGCAAGACTGGCCGAGCTGCGCCAGATGTCGGAGGAGTTTGCGACCGCCTATGCCGAGCGCACCTACCTCGAGGAGTTCCGCAAGTCCAAGCTGGCGATGCTGATGCAGGACGCAGAGCGGGCCGGGTTCACGAGTGCAGCAGCACAGGAGCGTGAGGCACGCGCCCACAAGGAATACCGCGATCTGTTGGACAACCTCAAGCTGGCCGTCGAGAAGAGCGAGAAGCTGCGCTGGCACCTCGAAGTGGCGAAGCTGGGCGTCGCAATCTGGCAGACCGAGAACGCAAACCAACGAGCAGAGAGAAGGGCATACGGAGCATGAGCGCACTGAACAAGCAGGTATCTGGCGATCACTACAAGAGCAAGCTGATCCAGCCGGTCGAGTACATCCATGCCAACGAGATCGGGTTTTTCGAAGGCAACGTCATCAAGTACGTCACCCGCTGGCGGGAGAAGGGCGGCATCGCTGACCTCGAAAAGGCCAAGCACTACATTGAACTGTTGATTGAGTTTGAGGAGAAGCGCCGTGCAGCAGCCAACACTTGAGCAAGCCATTCGCCAAGGCGAGCGGGGCGCACTCGCAGCAGCCGAGCACGCTGACTGGGACTCGATGGGCTGGACACAGAAGGCGTCTGTTCTGTTCCTCGACTATGCCCGCGACGTGATGCTGGGCCAGCCGTTTCTCACAGAGGATGCCAGAGCATGGGCTGAGTCCAAGGGCTTGCCGCCACCTCCCGACAAGCGAGCATGGGGCTTCATCGCCAAGGCCATGCGTGAGTCGCGGCACGTGGTGTTCGCGGGCTACGCGCCAGCCAAGACCTCCAACGGTTCGCCGAAGTGTCTGTGGAGGCTGTGGTGAGAAAGCCGATTCCTCCACATCTGTCCTTCGCCCAAGCGCTGTCCCGTGGGTTCGTGGAGCGGATGGAGGATCGGGCCTACATGGATTGGGTCAAGCGCCTGCCGTGCGTCTCATGCCACGCACCAGCCGACGACCCGCACCACCCTTACGGTCTGGGCTTCAAGGGGATGGGCACCAAGGTTCCCGACTACTGGGTCATCCCCCTTTGCCGCAACTGCCATGACGCCCTGCACCACGACGTCGCGGGGTGGGAGGCGGTCAATGGCACGCAGGATCATCACGCCTTGCTCACCCTCACGCAGGCGCTGTACGAGGGGAGGCTGGCGCGGTGTTCAGACTGACTCTTTCCGTCTCCCGTGGGGAGTGCAAGCACGCTGGCTGCGGCAACAAGGCCAGACTGTTCGGCGTCTGTCGGGAGCATGAGAAGCAGGACATCTACCGCTACTTCGAGCAGGCGGTGAAGACCGGGGCTTGCGAGCGCGAGACCCCACCCTGCTTCCGCTCGCCCGAGGAGTGGCACGAGTACGTGGCCGCATGGGTCTGTGCGAACCACAACAACTTCAGCGGACGAGCTCGCGTGGACTACTGTCGCGACTGCAACCTGAAGTTCAAGGCCGACATGCTCGCGGCCAACAGGTGCGGCCACCCAGAGACGGTGTTCATCCGGTCGGAGAAGTTTGGCGGGGATGTCATCGGGGTGTCTGTTGACCACGAGCTGCGCTACACGCAGGCATGGGAGACATCTGTTGCCGGTCTGGCCGGCGACGTGGTTGCCATGCCCGACGAGCTCGACCTGACCGAGACCCTGAATAGAATTCAGGTGAAGTCAGCCAAGAAGAAGCGCGGCCCGAAGCCGAAGAAAGAAGCACCCTGATGTTGTTCTTGCCTTACCCGATCAGCGTGAACAGATACTGGAAAAACTTCCGAGGCCGAACGATTCGCAGCGCCGAAGCGATGGCCTACAAGGAAGTGGTTGCCGAGCTCGCCAAGGAGTCCGGCATCAGGATGCACCCCGGCTGTGTTCGCGTCGACATGCTGCTGCACCCGGCGCTGCCCAAGGATTGGGAGAAGCGCCAGAAGCGTGACCCGCTGTGGCTGTTGTCTGTTCGCCGGATCGACCTCGACAACGCGATGAAGGTCGCGATTGATGCGCTGCAGGGAATCGCCTACGAGAACGACCGACAGATCACCGGGCTGTCCATCGGGCTGGGGCACGCCGTGCAGGATGGTGCGCTGTCGGTGCGGATCGCGAACGATCTGGTGTGGGGGAGGGCTGCGTAATGGACCGCCCATATAATCGAAACGCCGAGGTGCGCTAACACCCCGGCGTCTCTTCCCTACCATCGCCGAAGGAGGGCGACAGATGAGCAAGACGAATTCTCTCACAGCCGAGCGACTGCGCGAGTTGCTGCACTACGATCCTGAGACTGGCCTCTTTACATGGGCAGTGGAGCGCCGCCGCAAGGTGCAGGCTGGCGCTATTGCAGGGACGTTGAACAAAGTCGGATACAGGGTGATCCGGGTTGATTACCGGCTTTACCTCGCCCACAGATTGGCATGGCTCTATTCGTATGGCGATTGGCCAAGGGGCGTTATCGACCACGTCAATGGAGAGCACGCAGACAACAGGCTCTGCAATCTGAGGGATGTTGACGACACGATCAACGCACAGAACGTAATCAAGCCGAGAGCGCACTCGCGCAGCGGAGTGCTTGGCGCACACCTACACATCCGCGCAGACGGACTGCCATCTTGGAGAGCGACCGTTCGAGTTGATGGCAAGACCGTATACCTCGGCAGTTTTCAGACGCCAGAGCAGGCGCACGAGGCCTATCTGTCGGCCAAGCGAGAGCTGCACGACGGTTGCACTTTGTAGGGGTGGTGAATGATTTTCCGTAGCGCAGAACAGGCGGTCCGCTTTTCCTACAACGTCTCCGAGCGGGCCGAGTACGCAAGGACGAATCTGTTTGGGATGAGGGGAACGAGTCAGGAGGATCTGACCCCGATGGATCTTCACGCACAGGCGGCGATGATCCAGAGCCAAGTGAGTCGGCTGCACCCGGTCGAGCGCAGTTCGATCTTGGCGATGTATGGGAGGGGGAAGGATAGGACAGACGCGATCCGTGAGCTGGCCCTGTACCTTGAGCCGCTGGTCTCCGGTTCATTACCCGGGAAGGGAGACCTGATGATCGTGATCTGTCACTGGACGACGCGCCGTCCTTCGATCCGGGCAATCGCAGAGGACAGGGGTGTGAGTTACAGGAAGGTGTGCGCTTGGAGGTCCGCCGTACTCCGGGCGTTGGTGCCACTGCAGGCCAGAGCAATCGGCAGACTCCATGAACAGTTGGTCAGCTCAGGCTTTGAGATTCAATCGGCCTGAGACCCGGGCCGTACCATACGCGCCGGTTGGCCGTGACTGACGGGTACTTGCGGTAGTCATAGGCACCCGGTCTGTCGCAGTTGTCGCCGAGCTCCTTGCCGTCGTACACGGGGCGAGCAAAGAGGTCGTTGTGGTTGGCCGACTTGCGCCAGCGCACCGACTCCACCGCCTTGCCGCCCAGCACGAGGTAGGCGTCCATGCCGTCGTTGGTGATCGTCCACTGGTCGAACCCAACAGATCGGATGTAGCCCCTGCGGTTGAGCTCCGCCAGCACGAGGCGCAGGTTGGTGATGTCCTTGCGCCGGCCCATCTTGGTGACGATGTTGAGCGTGGACAGATTCTCTTCGCACAGCATGGTCAGGATCTTGTGCTGCAGGCTGTTGCGTTCGAAGTAAAGGTCGTAGGGTTGAATCATGATGATGCGCGAGTTGCTTTGCCGAAGAGTGCAGCGACGAGTGGGTCGCGCTGCGGTTGCTTTTTGCGCCAGTATGCGGCGCGGCTCTTTGCCTTGATGTCCTCCCATGCGCCAGACTTGCGAGCGTTGCGCCGGTACTTGCGTGTCCGCTCGAGGTCTGTTGATAGTCGGGGCTTGGGTGGAACGTACCCCTTCCGCGCAGGGCCGGGGTGGTAGATCGCAATCAAGGGTCCGCCGCTGGGCGACACCTTGTAGCGATGTAGGTGGGCTTCGTTATTGGCGACAAGGTCTTCGACCCAGCGCCAGACTGTTGCAAGACCGAGGCCGGTGGCGGCGATGATCTCATCCCGTGATCCGGGCATCGCCTCCAAGACCTTCAGTCTGTTGGCTCGCTTGGTTGCCATGCGTTCTTCTCCCGCAGCTTGGCTTCGACTTTCCGCATCGCCTCGATTTTTCCAAACAGGGTGCTGCGGCAGCCAAGTTCAATTTCTTCAAACTCCTCATCCGTCAGCCCCACC